AGATTACGCACAGATAGGTTCAAGTGGAGATTACGCACAGATAGGTTCAAGTGGATATTACGCACAGATAACATCAGAAGGTAATAACTCTGTGGTTATGGCAGCAGGCTACAATTCAATAGTAAAAGCAAAAATCGGTAGTTGGATAACGTTAGCTGAATGGATTAGAACTGATAAAGCAAATGATAGTGGTAATTATATATGGATTCCTAAGTGTGTAAAAACAGAATATGTAGACGGAGAACGTATCAAAGAAGATATATTCTATAAATTAGTTGATGGCAAATTTAAAGAAGTAGAAAGCGAGGAATAATTATGGCAGAGAATACAGCAGTTGCGGAAAAGAAAGCATTTACCACATCATTAAGTGAGTGGAGTAATACAATGACAGGGCTTATCATCAATGATTATAAGGCTGTTGGAATGGATATGGACGATTACGCAAAAGAGTGTGCTATGGAAGCTATGACAAGCATATTTAATCTTGTTAAGAGCAATCCTAAGGTTAATATGTGTAGCCTTGATACAAGCAATTTGAGAGGCATTGTTAAGCGTTGCGCAAGCCTTAAACTTAACGCAAGTGCATATCCGAGAGAATGTTACTTCCAGTTGCGGAATGTGAACATCGGGAAAGATGCCGACGGAAAAGAAATTTGGCAGCAGCAAGTTGAAATGGGCATTGAAGGAAGCGGCTATGATTCTTTGCTTGTCAACTATGGAAAAGATGTTAAACAGGTATATCCATATTGGGTAATTAAAGAGGGTGACAAGTACATACCACCTAAGCATAAAGGACTTACAGTTACAGAGCCGGAGTGGGAAGAAAACGGATTATCTGATAAGGCGGTAAGAGTTGTATATCCTGTTAAGTTGTTAGACGGAACAGTAACATATCTTTCTGCTGATAGAGACAGCGTTAAGGTAAACCTCTTATCTCACGTAAAGCAGAATATGTTGAATGCTACATTTGGAATTATTACAGGCACTAAAAAACAGTATGGGAAAGAAGTTGCAAGAACTAGATATGATGCAACACCAGAAGAAAAGGCAAAAATTAAAGAGAAAAAGGAAGAAGTTCTCAATGCTTTAAGAGCGTGCAAGACAGTAGATGAAATGCTTGAATGTGAGCTTGCAAGACCTTTTATAAGCGGTGCTTGGCTTGATACTCCAGAGAGTATGATACAGAGAAAAATGTGCAACAACGCAACAAGGAAATACCCTAAGAATTATGACCCAATGGCACGACAGGCACAGGTTGAAATGGACGAGGTTTATCAAGTTGCACAGGCTGAAATTGCCGAAAATGCTAATACTGTTGAGTTTATAGAAGATAAGGCAGATGTAGTTGACACCACGGCAACAGAAGCAACCGAAGAACAGGCAGAAGATAGCACATTACCACCATTCATGCAGGAGTAAGCCTATGAAATCAGCAAGTTTAGAACAGATGATGGCTAATATGAATAATGGCACTTATGACTTGACTTGTAACGGAGAATGTACTCAATGTGGCAATTGTTGCAGTAACTTACTTCCTATGACAGAAAATGAGATTGCAACAATCCACAAGTATATCAAAAAACATCATATCAAGGAACACAGGCATAATTATCCGATGGCTACGCCAACAATGGATATGACTTGTCCGTTTCTTAATGATGATAAGTCAAAAGAAAAGTGTGAGATTTATTCGGTTAGACCAAGGATTTGCAGAGAATTTATCTGCTGTCCGAGTAAAAGACCGCCGATTGATGATTGGGGTTACAAATTAAAGTGCAAGATAGTTGACGTCAGAAAGGAGTTTTACGGATGAGAGTTATATCACAGGACGGAACGTTTGATATGCCATACAAAATGAGTATTGTATGGTGTGAAGATGCTGGGGCTGTACTTTTGCAACCAATCGGAGAAACAGGGGAATATCAGACGTTTGCCAAATATTCCACCGAAGAAAAAGCAAAGAAAGCTATGGAAATGCTGAGAGAGCAATATTCGAGAATTGAAATTATAAAAGCTCTTGCAAGTGGCACATGCAAGCATATGGAAGAATCATTAAAGCCGGAAGAGTTCAAAGACATCCTTAAAAAATACATCAATATGGAAGCTTTTCAGTTTCCACAGGATGATGAAATCGAGGTGTAAATATGAAACAAAATCCAATAATAATTGCGTGCGAATTGTGCGGAAAGCCACAGCAAAAAGATGAATCACGTTCTAATGAAAATTGGAATGTTTATGACGCAAAAGCTGTTTGTGAGTGTGGTGGAAAATTCAAAATAATGTTAAGAGAAGATGCGGAGAAATTAAGGAATGAAGCTTAAATGTATCGCAACAGGAAGTACAGGAAATTGCTACACCTTAACTTCCGACAGTGGAGAAACGCTTATCCTTGATTGTGGAATACCGATTAAGGAGATTAAAAAAGGCTTAAATTGGCATATAAGGGGGATAAAGGGTGTGATTATAAGTCACACCCACCTACCCTAGACCACAGCAAGTCATTAAAGGATTTTAAGCCAATGGGAATACCAATACTTGCCCCATATTTAGGCGATAGTTGTAAAACAATGAATATGGGCGAATTTACAGTAAAGCCTTTTGATTTAACGACAATAGACGGAAATTGGACACATACAGACGCAAATGGCGAACCTTGCCCGATATACGGCTTTCTGATTACTCACAAGGAAATGGGGAAAATGCTTTACATTACCGATTGCGAGGTTGTCAAGTGGAAGTTTAGAGATATAAACCACATTCTCTTAGGTGTGAATTATGACAAGGATTTAATCGACAGGGATAACACAGGTAAAGCTAATCACGTTTTTAGAGGTCACTTAAGCATTGACACGGCTTGTGATTTTGTCAAGGCAAATTATTCAGATAGTTTGCAGAACGTCATAATGTGCCATCTGTCGGCAGAAAATGCTGATAGTGGTAGTTTCGTTGAGAAGATGAAAAAAGTCGCTTGTGGGGCGAATGTGGATGTTGCAGAGCGTAACAAGGAATGGGTTTTAAGGAAAGGAGATGAATGTCCGTTTTGAGAAAATTTTTGAAAAAATTGTTTTGCAATCATAAAAGCAGTGAAGTTATTTGCTGGCATTGGACACACGGACCAAGTGGTAATGATATTAGGTTTTTAGAAATTCAACGTCGATGTAATAAGTGTGGCAAATATTATTTTACATATATAAAAAATTGGGATGAATGTAATAAATTTATTAGCAAATATCCAGGCAGAGAATGGTCGGACAGATGTAAACCGATTTTATAAGCTGTAAAACTTAAATGAGCGCCCTTTTTAGAAAAGAGATTATATGTCAAGAGTTTCTTTTGGACAGATTGGAGGTGTGAATGAGAAATTTTTATAGCGGTATCAGCAATGATAAAACACAATTTTTGATAAATATGAATTGGTATAAGGATAATGATGTAGAGGCTTGTTTTCGCCTTAGTAAAAATTTTCATGGATTGCCTAAAAACTGCAGCATTGAAAAAAATGATTTTGAATTAGTATATTTAAAATTTGAATGGATTGGTGATACATATTACCCACAAGAAAGCGATAAAAGTGAAGGACAACCAATTAGGGTATATAAAATCAAGATGTAAATAATAAATATATAATTCTGAAAAGAAAAAATCCTAATGCAGAGTAGAAATACAGATTTGAGTTAGTAGAAAGTGAGGAAAAGTAATGAATCGTGTAATTTTATGTGGGAGACTGGCTAGAGACCCAGAGATTAGATATTCACAGACAGGAAACGGAAGTATGACAGTAGCAAGGTACACATTAGCTGTTGACAGAGCTTTTAAGAAAGATGGCGAACAGGCAGCAGACTTTATTAACTGTATCGCATTTGGCAAGAATGGAGAGTTTGCAGAGAAATATTTACACCAGGGAACTAAGATTATTGTTGAGGGTAGATGGCAGACAGGCAACTACACTAACAAGGACGGACAGAAAGTCTACACTAATGATTGTGTTGTTGAAAGACACGAATTTTGTGAAAGCCGTGCTAATCAGCAGAACAATAACAATGGAATTATGGGTGGTAATGCTAGTTCAGACAGCTTTATGTCAATTCCAGATGGCGTAGCAGACGAGGGATTACCATTTAATTAAAGAGGTGTGAGTATGAGACTGATTGATGCAGATAAATTATTAGAACTGATGAAAGACCAGAAAGAACGAGAGATAGGGGCATACGCAAAAGGCATAAATGCCGGTCTGAATATCGTAAAGAGTATTATCAATGATGAAACGCAAACTCCAACTGCCTATGATGTGAATAAGGTTGTAGAACAATTAGAGAATAGAAGTACACTGTCAAGACCTGTAGGATGGTCAAAATCGTATGAAATAGTACCATTGAAAGAAGCGATTAAGATAGTAAAGGCAGATGTTGACACTGAAAATAATCACAACAAAGAGGTGTATTTTACAGCTTTAGAGGATTACCACAGACTTATAAGTGAAGAATGTAAGTTTATATTGATCAAATGCAATCCATATGCTCTTCACTTAAAAGAATACAATGACAAAGTTTTAGAGCAATTAAAGGCAGGTGGCAATTATTGAATTATCAGAACATAGCAAGAGCCAAGGCAATAGAACAGGAGAATAAAAAGCGACTATTGAAGCTGAACCCAAAGTTGAATGACAGGAGTGGGATTTACTTCCTACTCCGAGAAGATAAAAACGGATTTAAGTATGCGTATGTCGGACAGGCGGTACATACACTTAGCAGATTGGCAAGCCACCTCGTAGGTTATGAACAGCACATAGACCTTAGCTTACGCAAACATAAGCTATACGACAAAGAGAAAAATCCTTATGGTTGGCGAGCTGAATTTCTGAATTTCCCCGAAAGCCAGCTTGACGAAAAGGAGAAGTATTACATCAAACTGTATGCCGATAATGGTTATCAGCTTAGGAATGTTAGCATTGGCGGACAGGGTGGAAATCGTGATAGCGGTTCAATAGGTGAAAGAAAAGCACCTAAAGGATATTTACAGGGCATACAGCAGGGCAGAAAGAACCTTGCAAGGGAATTATCCAATATAGCAGAAAAGCACCTTAAAATCGAAATCAGAGCGGATAAGGCTAACAATAAGGTGTCGCAGAAGCAGTATGAGAAATTTATGGATTTATTGAAAGTGGGTGATTTAGAATGAGAATTTTGAGCAGTAAAGATTATTCTTGGCTTATGGGTCGAATAGAAACTCTTTCCAATGAAAATGAAAGATTGCAGATGAAAGTTGATGAAATAACAAAAGAACAACCTAACGATTGTAAAAGCAATGAGGGAAGTCGCTTTTGTAGCATTTGCGAGTTTGGCTATTTGAGAACAAGAAATCCGTTTGGAACAGATTTTTATGCTTGCAGTAAAACAGTGTCTTGTGAAGATTTTAAGAGAAAAGAAGACAACTAACTAAAAATCAAAGAAAGGAATAGGTTGTGCGCACATAAAACCGAGGTTTCCTTTTGGTAAGAGAAAATGGACTATAACGAATTTTTAGCAAATAAAAGATTCGTACTTGAAAGCAGTGGATTTGACATTGATAAATCCGAATTAAACCCAATGTTATACGATTTTCAGAAAGACATTGTTCGTTGGGCGTTAAAGAAAGGTAAGGCTTGCATCTTTGCTGATTGCGGACTTGGAAAAACACCTATGCAGTTATCATGGGCGCATCAAGTTCACGTGCATACAGGCGGCAAGGTGCTGATTCTTGCACCATTGGCAGTTGCAGATCAAACGAAACGAGAAGCAGAAAAGTTTGGATATGTGGCAAAGGTCGTTGAGGAACAATCACAATGTATTGACGGAATTAACATCACAAATTACGAAAAACTGGATAGATTTATTGCAAATGAATTTACCGGAATCGTACTTGATGAAAGTAGTATCTTAAAATCTTATTCCGGCAAGGTAAGAACAGCGATTATTCAGAATTTCCATGATGTGCCGTACAAATTGGCTTGTACCGCAACTCCAGCACCGAATGATTACATGGAATTGGGAAATCATTCAGAATTTTGTGGAGTTATGACAAGAGCAGAGATGCTTTCCATGTTCTTTGTGCATGATGGTGGAGAAACATCAAAATGGAGATTAAAAGGACACGCAGAGGATGTATTTTGGCAGTGGTTAGCGACATTCAGTGTGTTCGTGGATAATCCAAACAATATTGGATATGACATTTCCGGGTATAACTTGCCGCCAATTAACATTAAAGAAATTGTTGTTGATGGAAAAGAACCTGTGACCGAAAAACTCACGCTGACAGAGCGCAGACAGGCTAGAAAAGATAGCTTAATTGACAGATGCACAGTAGCGGCAGAATTAGTAAACAGTTCAGATGAGCAGTGGCTCGTATGGTGTGATCTGAATGACGAAAGTCACAAATTGCATGAACTGATTAATGAATCTGTGGAAGTGCAAGGCAGCGACAAAGATACGCACAAGTCAAGCTCAATGTTGAATTTTAGCAATAGGGATATTAAGTGCTTAGTCACAAAGCCTAAGATTGCCGGATTTGGCATGAACTGGCAGAATTGCCACAATATGATTTTTACCGGACTTTCGGACAGCTACGAGCAGTACTACCAAGCGTTGAGAAGATGTTGGAGATTTGGTCAGACGGAAACAGTAAATGTGTACATAATCATTTCTTCGAAAGAGGGGTGTGTCAAAGAAAACATTGAGAGAAAGCAGAAAGATTTTCAGAAAATGCAGTCAAAAATGACAGAACTGACAAAAGAGATTACAAAGAAAGAACTGAAAAGCACTTGCAGAATCAGCACCCCATATGAGCCACATGAAACAATGGCTTTGCCGGAATGGGAAGAATTTACAGCGTAAAAAGGAGATAGAAAAAATGGACGTTTTAGCGCAGACAATTGAAAAGCAGTATGCAATTTACAACGGAGACAGTGTGGAACTTATCAAAAATATACCAGATAACAGCATCCACTATACAATTTTTAGTCCTCCATTTGCAAGCCTGTATACATATTCCAACAGCGACAGGGATATGGGAAATTGCAAGGGAGATACAGAGTTTTACGATCATTTCAAATTTCTTGCAAAGGAACTTTACAGAGTTACAATGCCGGGAAGACTACTTTCATTTCACTGCATGGATTTGCCACTCATGAAAGAACGAGACGGAGTAATTGGTCTTAAGGATTTTCCGGCACTTTGCAGACAGATTTTTGAGGATTGCGGTTTTATTTATCACAGCAAGGTTACAATTTGGAAAAATCCGGTTACTGAGATGCAGAGGACAAAGGCTTTAGGGCTACTACATAAGCAGATCAGAAAAGACAGCACAATGAATCGACAGGGAATACCGGATTATATCGTTACAATGCGAAAGCCGGGAGAAAATCCGGAAAGAGTGTCGCATACGCACGAAACATTTCCGGTTGATGTATGGCAGAATTACGCAAGTCCGGTATGGATGGATATAAGACAGTCTGACACATTGCAGAAAAAATCGGCAAGAGCAGAAAAGGACGAGCGTCACATTTGCCCTTTACAGCTTGAAGTGATTCAGAGATGCATCGAACTGTGGACGAATCCGAATGACATTGTTTTAGACCCATTTGCCGGAATCGGCAGCAGTCCATATGTGGCTGTTACACTTGGCAGACGTGGCATAGGATTTGAACTTAAGGAAAGCTATTACAAACAGGCAGTTGCAAACCTTGAAATTGCCGCAAATGCTGACAAAATGAATTGTCCAGTAGGGCAGATGAGTATTGAAGATTTTTTATCGGAGAGCCTTGCGTAAGGCAGATGGAAATTGAAGATTTTATATAGAGGTGTAATATGGAAGATTTAATGCAGATGTCTATATTTGACTTCACAAGAGAACCAATTAGCATAACAAAGCCTATCCGATTGATAGAATTATTTGCCGGCTACGGAAGTCAGGCAATGGCATTAAAGAGAATAGGTGCTAAGTTTGAACATTACAGAGTTGTGGAGTTTGATAAGTACGCCATGGCAAGCTATAACGCAGTACATGGTACAGATTTTCCCACAATGGACATAACTAAGGTTCATGCAGAAGATTTGAATATCTGTGACACAAATACATTCACTTACTTACTTACTTACTTACTCATTTCCTTGTACGGATTTATCAGTTGCCGGAAAGCAAGCCGGAATGTCTAAGGGAAGTGGCACAAGAAGCGGTCTGTTGTGGGAAGTTGAGAGAATACTAACAGAAATCAGAGATAGTAACGGAGAATTACCACAGATTTTGTTCATGGAGAATGTGCCGCAAGTACATAGTCAGGATAATATGCCCGACTTTAGAAAGTGGTTAGATTTCCTTGAAAGCCTGGGTTACACAAATTACTATCAAGATTTAAACGCTAAGAATTATGGTGTAGCACAAAATCGTGAAAGATGTTTTATGTTTTCGTTCCTGGGCGAGTACAATTACCATTTTCCACAGCCCATACCACTCAAAAAGAAGTTGAAAGACTATCTTGAGGATAATGTAGATGAAAAGTATTACATCAACAATGAAAAGGCTGACAAGCTGATAAAACGGCTTATTGACAACGGCACATTACCACAACACAATCTTGACAGACAGACAGACAGACAGACTTGCGTTGACGAGAATGAATGCAATGCTTAATTATAATCATGTAAATAAAATTGGTAATGATGTAGCCAAAACATTGTGTGCTAGAGATTATAAAGGCTTTGGAACAGGCTTTGATACAATGAATGGAGTGATTGAATGGAAGTATTAGGAAGCATATATACAGAAGTTTCAGACAGATTTCAAAAAGGCATTGTCGGGGGGATATTTCCCGATGTGTAAAAGCTGAAAAACACGATTTAGGAGCAATTATGGCAGATGTAAATGTAATAGGTTCTCTTGAAGCAAAATTTGAAAGTACCAACAGAATTTATGATGTAGGGGGGTGTAGTCCAACATTGAGTACAATGCAAGGTGGTAATCAAGAGCCGAAAATTCTTGAAAGTCAGATAGTCGCTATGCGTGGAAGAAATACTTATAATCCGTCAGATAGAACTGTGGGAAGCTCAACAGAGCAGAGATTAGAGGCAAATATGCAAGGTGCAAGTAATTGCTTGACAAGTGTACAGAAAGATAACTTATTACTTGAAAAACCTTTACTGCTAGGTGGCATTGGAAAAGAAAACGAGTTTGGCTCACAGTATAGGCAAGGAAACAGAGTGCATAGTTCCGATGCTTGTGCTATGGCATTAAATTCTCAGCCGGTTGGAAATGCTGGTGGAAATTCATACTTATACAATGTTGGCTATCGTATAAGAAAGCTGACACCGAGAGAGTGCGGACGGCTGATGGGTGTATCTGATGAAGATATGGACAAAATGGAAGCGGTAAACAGTAACACACAGTTGTATAAGCAATTTGGAAACTCAATAGTGGTAGATGTTATGTGTGCTATGTTTAAGAATTTGAACATCAATCAAGGAGATACAGTATGAAAGACGAAACAAAGCAGGAAATACAGATTTTACTTGACCTACTTAAAGGCAGTCTTACAAGAAATGGTGTAAGTATAGCAACCGACAATAGCGGTAACTTGATGTTCTTTGATACAACAGCTTACATCAAGAGCAAAGGCAAGGAATTTGACGGATTTAGGGTTAATATTAACGATTTAGTGAAGTAACAATGTGGCAGAACTTGAAGAGGTAATTATGGCAGGCAACTTTATTAAAATTGACAGAAAGATTTTAAAGTGGGAATGGTGGAGCGATATTAATACATTCAGACTTTTTATGTATATGTTGATAAGTGCCTATTGGAAAGACGGAAATTATAAAGGCAAGATAATTGAAAGAGGGTCTTTCCCCTCTTCAATATCTGAATTATCAAAAGAAACTAATTTGTCTGTAATGGAAATTCGCACCTCGCTAAAGCACTTACAATTAACAGGTGAAATAACAAGCAAAGCAACAAACAAATTCACGATATTTACTGTGGTTAACTACAATTTGTATCAAACGGATAACAAGCAAGATAACAAACAAATAACAAGCAACTTAACAAACAATCAACAAACAGATAACATTCTATTAACAAACTCTATATTAAAAGAAAGTAAGAATGAAAGAACAGAAGAAATTAAAAAAGATAAGAATATAGAAAAAGATATTACTAACGTAATATCCAAAAAGAAAAGTTATTACCCCAATGATGAATTGCTTGATGAAGCATTTAATGAGTATGTGACAATGCGCAAGAGAATTAAAAAACCTATATGTACTGACAAGGCATTACACAGGGCTATGAATACTCTTGAAAAGTTGTCTGGTGGAGATAATGGCTTAGCGGTTAAAATTCTCAATCAGTCAGTAGACCATTGTTGGCAAGGACTGTTTGAGCTGAAAGAAGATAATTCTAATAAACAGCAAGGCAAGAAAAATGTATTTGATGAATGGATGGAGGCAATGAAATGACAAGGGAACAGGTCGGAGAACTTCTAATGACGATACAAGCTTATTATCCTAACTACAATCCGCCAGATAAAGAGATTACTCTTAATGCTTGGCATATAATGCTTGCTGAATATCCAGAAGAATTAGTTTTACAGGCGTTAAGGGCTTGCATTACAACTAATACTAGCGGTTTTGCACCAGATGTAGGGCAGATAATGAGTAAGATACAGATAATATCACAGCCACAGGAACTTGACGGAATGGCAGCTTGGGGATTAGTTAGTAAGGCATTACGGAATGGCACTTATGGGGCGGTTGAAGAATTTAACAAGCTGCCGCCACTTGTAAAACAGGCGGTTGGTATGCCAGACAACCTTAAAAACTGGGCGACATCAGATTATCAGACGATAGAAACAGTAATACAATCAAATTTTCTAAGAACCTATGAAACAGTTGTTAAGCGTGCGAATGAAATAAATCGTATGCCGGACAATATCAAATCACTTATCGAAAAGACGAATGCAAATTCGTATAAGGCTCAAATCGAGCAAAAATTCCAAAGAGATATAAATACACTACAAATTAAAGAAAATGCCCTTATTGGTCAAAATACAAACGCAGAAGAGTATATTGAAGCACCTAGAGAGATACAAGATAGAATTGACAGAATGAGAGGTTGATTTTTAGTGGAAACAACGCCAATTAGTCCGCAAATGAGAATGTATTACAGACGAAAAGAAGCTGGATTATGTGTAAATTGTGGAAAGCCACTTGATATTGCCGGGGTTAAATGTAGCAAATGCCGCGACAGAGCAAACAAAGATAGACGAGAACTTATTAGTTGGTATAAAGAAAATAGAATATGCCCTACATGCCGTAAAAACAGTCTTTTTGGTGATGAAAAAATGTGCGTTGAATGTTCAGCAAAACGCTATACCCAGAGAATGTCAAGATACAATGCCAATCCCGAAAAATTCAAGGAAAAAGATAGAATCGAGCAAAAAAGCAAGTATCAGAGAAGAAGCGATAACGGATTATGCGTTTATTGCGGTAAAGTTAAGGCAGATGAGGGATATAAAACGTGTTCTAAGTGCCGTAACAAACTTAAAATCAAGAAACGTATAAGAGACGCCAAGAAAGGCTCAAAACTCGATACTAAACACGAATGGGTAATGAATGGTAAATGCTGGTTTTGCGGCGAACCGGTTTATAATCACTCAAAGTTGTGTAAAAAGCACTACAATAAGTCTTTGGAGTATGCTAAGAAAAGCAAGGAAGCGAGAATAAAAAATGAGCAGGTCGGAACAACGAAGATTTCAGGAACAAATGATGAAAGTTCAATTAAACAGGCAGAAGAATAAAGAAAATAAAGAAATGTTTGGTAATGCCTTAACAATTCTGTTATGGGTGCTGCACGATAAATTCGGATTTGGAAATAAGCGACTAGAGCGGCTTATTGATGAGATTGATAAATTCAACGAAGATTTCAATGCAGGGCTTATAGATCCGAAAGAACTTATTGAACAGCTAGAAGAAGAAACAAAAATAAAAATTAAATATTAAGGAGTATGGCTTATGAAGTTTTCGGAACTGACTAAGCCGGAACTTGAAAAGATATTGGAAAATGCCAATTTTACCGAGGAAGAAGAGAGAATATTCAAACTTCTTTCTCGGAATTTTACACAAAAAGAGATAGTTGCACGATTATGCGTATCGCAAAGAACTCTTGAAAGGAGAATAAGAAACATTAAAAATAAAATTGAAAGGGTGTGCTGTGATTGGAATTAACAGACAAAGAGTTGTTGAATTATGTACTGGAGAATGGTATTATCTCTCGTGACGATGTTCAAAAACAAATTGAAATGAACGAAAGGAAAAAATATTTAAAAGCACACAATAATGAAATCTGGCAAGGAAAGGATAAGAAATGGTATACATACTTGCCAGACGAAAGCACATCAAGCGGCAGAAAGCTGCTAAAGCGTTCAACGCAAGAGTCTCTTGAAGATGGAATAGTGGAGCATTATAAGAAACTTGCTAATGAACCTTTAGTTAAGACTGTATTCAAGGAATGGGTAGACCAAAAACTTGAATATCATGAAATCAAGAAGCAATCATATGATAAGTATACTGATAACTTTTCCAGATTTTTCACTAATGAAGCATATCACATGGCAGATAAGAAAATCAAGTACATTACAGAAGATGACTTAGAATGCTTTATTAAGACTGTTATTGCCGAATGCAAACTGACGCAAAAGGCATATTCTGACATGCGAATCCTTATTAATGGCATTTTTAAATATGCCAAGAAAAAGGGGTATACCAATCTAAGTATCACACAATTTATGGGAGACTTGGATTTATCACGCAGGGCTTTTACTAAAAATGTGAAAAAGAAAGAGGAACAGGTGTATTTCGAGGATGAAATCCCAAAAATCACAGAATATCTATGGCAACGATATGATATAAGGAGCCTGGGATTATTGCTTATGTTCGAATGCGGAATGAGAGCCGGTGAGTTATCATCACTTAAGTTTTCTGATATTCACAACACTGTACTGAAAGATGGAACTATTAAACATTATATTTCTATACAAAGAACAGAAATTAAGGTCCGAGATGAAAATGGGAAATGGGCTAAGATAGTAAGCGACTATCCTAAATCTGACGCAGGATTAAGAGATATAATTATTCCAGATAAAGCTGTAAATACTGTTAAGGCAATTCGCAGATTAAATCCTTTTGGAACTTATATGTTTGAAGAAAAGGGAGAGCGCATAAAGGAACAAGCATTTAACAGAAAGTTGCATAAGATATGTAAGGCACTGGACATTAATTATCGTTCCACGCACAAAGTCCGCCGGGCATACAGTGTTGCATTGTATGATAATTGCGTGAGTGACACTGTTATAACAGAAATGATGGGGCATACAAGCATTGAGACAACAAGAAAATATTACATTTACAGTAATAAGACTGATAGAACTAAGATTGAGCAAGTTAATAATGCTATCAATTATTAGGATTTTGATTACAAAGTAATCAAAGTAATCAAGGCACAAAGCCAGAAGCCCAGTAATGGAGCGGAATAAGGAAGTAGTCAATGCAGTTCGATTCTCTCATCCCCTGCTATTTTTTCAAGGAGAAGAAACACTGCAAACCCGCATAAACACTGAATGAAAGGAGATTTTTTGAACATCGTCTTTTTGTAAGGAAATAAAGAGGTAATCAAGAAAGTAATCATAGAAGTTTAGCAAACGCCGTAATGGCGTTATTTTTTTGCTTATTTTTGGCGGATAACTGTCGGAAACATGACGGTTAATCCGTCTTTTTTTATGCAAAAATATAATCAGAAAGAGAGGTAGTGTGAATGTTTTCTGATGAAGTTAGAGACAAAATCTTGAGTAAAGAAGAATTGCAGAAACTTGACTTAGTAACATTATCTCTTGTTATCCACGCAATTGAAGAAGTCTTGGAGGAGGTAGACGATGATAAACAATCCTTATCAGACAACACCTATGATGAATAATAATTATATGTCTATGCAGAATCCATATGCAGATAGAATGAATTTTTTGCAGAACTATCAGCAAGGATTGCAGCAAACAACGCAACCAACACAGATGTCGGGAGCAAATCAGCAGTTACAAATGCAACAGATAATGCCACAGCAAATTAATTTTATCGGAAAAATTGTTGATGGAAAAGATACGGTAAAGGCAACCGACATTCCGATGGATGGAAATATGTATTATTTCCCAAAAGCAGATGGAACAGAAATATATGGCAAACAATGGATTGTAAATGAGTGCAAAACTCGTATTTTGACTTATAAGCCTGTTAATTCTGCTGAACCTAATGATTTATCAGACACAACAATAAAATCAAAATTTGACCTATCAGACGAAAGCACACAGCTATTCCTGAATAAGTTTGAGGAATTATCAGAGAAAATAGGGCAGTTGGAAGATAGATTTGATAAATCTTTAGGAACGCAAAGAAAAACTTCAAGAACTCAAAGCAAGGGCGGTGATGAAGAATGAACCCAATTAACATTTTTCAGATGATGAAATCTGGTCCGCAACAGTTCATACAGCAGATGATGGGAAATAATCAGATTATGAGCAACCCTATGATGAAAAACACTATGCAGATGGCACAGCAAGGCAATATGCAAGGCATAGAGCAGATGGCTAGGAATTTGTGCAAAGAAAAGGGATTAAATGCAGATGATGTATTTAATCAGATAAAAAGCAGATTTGGTAATTAGTAGCATATTAGATGTCTTTGCAAACTACCTGGGTGACATCTTTATGAATATATTTTTAGGAGGTAACAATATGTTTTCAAACTCAAATTGTGCCAGTGTGCCATTAGTCGCTAATATTGACGGCAACGGCAATAACGGTGGATGGGCTGACGGCGGCTGGCTTTGGATAATCGTTGTATTCGCATTACTCTTTGGATGGGGCAATGGCGGATTTGGCGGTTTTGGTGGCAACAATGGCGGCGGCTATGTTGCGACAGCTGCTACACAAGCTGATATTCAGAGAGGCTTTGACAATCAGGCAGTTGTCAGCAAGTTAGATGGCATTTCCAACGGACTTTGTGACGGCTTTTATGCCATGAACAACAGTATGCTTACTGGCTTTAATGGCATTAACACAAATATCATGCAGACAGGCTACGGCATACAGCAGGCTATTAACGCTGATACAGTCGCTAATATGCAGAATACTAACGCATTACAGTCACAGCTTGCTAACTGCTGCTGTGAGACAAGAGAAGCCATTCAGGGTGTAAACTACAACATGGCTACTAACACTTGTGCCTTGCAGAACACAATGTGCAACAACACAAGAGATATTATCGACAGCCAGCAGGCAGGAACGAGAGCTATCCTTGATTTCTTAACAAATGATAAGATAGCAACACTTACAGCAGAGAACAACGATTTGCGCAGAGCCGCTTCACAGGATAGACAGAACGCACTTCTTACAACTCAGATGGCAGCTCAGACACAGCAGATTATCAACTCTGTAAATCCTACAGCTATTCCAGCTTATGTTGTGCCTAATCCTAACGCTTATGCTTATGGATGTGGTTGCAATACAGGTTGTGGATGCTAAAACTTAATAATTGAGTATCTTAATTGAGTTTAACTCGATTATGTCTGCTAAGCAGTATTACTTATAATCAAAGGGCAGACTATAATGTTTGCCCTTATTTTTATGAAAGAGAGGTAAAGATAATGGAAATAACAGGAATTGCATTACAAACAGTTGCCGCCGGAGAAGATGTTACATTTACAGAAACACCAGTATGCGGAACTAAATGTATAGTCCACAGACAAGGAAGCGGAATTATCAAGTTAAGAGGTATTACAAATCAGTGCAAGGCTAGATTTTTAGTATCTTATAGTGGAAACATTCAGATCCCGACAGGCGGTACAGTTGGAGCTATTTCACTTGCCATTGCAGTAGATGGAGAGCCTTTACAGTCAACACGAATGATTGTTACACCAGCCGCAGTTGAAAATTTATTTAATGTATCAGCACAGGCATATGTTGATGTACCTTGTGGCTGTTGCAGTACTGTAGCGGTGCAGAATACATCAGCACAGGCTATTGAAGTACAGAACAGTAATTTGATTGCAGTAAGGGAGGCTTGATATTATGCATAAATGGGCTAAACAGATTATGGAATGTGTCAAGGCTAAAGTTGACGGAATTGGAATTGACAATTTTGAAGGACAAAACCTTGACGATTTAAAGGACTTTACAGAAATAGCGAAGAACATAGCTTGTTTTGACAAAGATTACAGAATTGTTGAAGCTATGGAAAAGTCAGAAGATAACGAAGACATTATGCGTATGCTTGAACAGTACGAAGATTATCCAGACAGAAGATACTACGACCACTACCGCTATGCAAATGGCAGATTTGCCCCAAAAGGCAAAGGAACATACCGCAGAGGATATGAAGAACCGCCTTATATGCACATGTACCCAGAAGCAGAGCATATGAGGGATATGGATAGGGATTATGGCAAGATGTACTATACAGAGCCAATGTCTGAAAGCAATTATGACAGAGCAAAGAGAAACTACACAGAAACTAAGGAAATGCACAAGAATAATACACCAGAAGATAAGGAACACAAGATGAAGTCGCTTGACAGCTATACTAAGGAACTTGCAAGCGATATTACAGGTATGGTGGCTGATATGTCGGCAGAAGAGAAGAACTTGCTTAGAACAAAGTTAAGTACTCTTGTATCTAAGATATGATTTTAAGGGCTATGGGTAGCAATATTCATAGCCTGTTTTATTCAGAAAGGAGCATACAGATGATTTTTAATATTAATGGCACAATGTGGCAAGTACAATATAAAAATTCAAATTCAAGTGAATTAAAGCGGTCAGACAATGTTTCTGTGCTAGGTGTAACTGATAGAAATACGCATACAATTTATCTGTCAAATGCCTTGCATGGATTTATGCAACGCAAAGTGCTGATACACGAAGTATGCCACGTAATCTGTATGTCCTATGATGTGTATTTGCCTATCGAACAGGAAGAAATATTGTGTGATTTTGTAGCAACTTATGGAGATGAAGTGTTTGACATTGTTGATATGGTTTTAGGAGCAGTTAGGAGAGTAGGATAATGAGTATTGATGAGTTATTAGAAATAATCCAAAGGACTAATCCGACTATGACTAAGGAATTGTTGATATATGAGCTTGGCCAATGTCGGTATTCAAGTAAAGCATTAATTTATACAGAAAAATGTTGTAAGCTGGCAAAATAATTATTCGCCAGCTTTTTCTACGCAGTCAATAATATATCCACTTAATCCTTTGAATCCTTTTTCTTTAGCAATCTTAGACCAGGCTTCCTTTTTGCCCTTGGGTGCCATTACTGTAATTCTATCATAGTTTTTCTCATTCCAACGATTTTTTACTTCTGATGATGTTTTTGATTTTGCCATGTAAATATAAACTCCTTTTTGCTTTTGATTATACTACTTGCAAAAGTATGTTGCAATACTTTATAAAGTATGATATAATATATCTATAATCATTAGAAAGGTGGTGCTTATATGGCTGACTTAAACAGTATAGGTGGACTACATTACGAAATGATGAGAAGATGTTATAACCCTAAAAGTATAGCATTTAAAAGTTACGGAGCTAAGGGGATAAAAGTATGTGAAGAATGGCATGATAGAGATAATTTTAGAAAGTGGTGTAATGAAAATGGATATACAAAAGGTTTAAGACTTAACAGAATTGATAGTACAAAGGATTATTGCCCAGAGAATTGTGTATTAGGAAATAAAAATTGCAAAGACCAAAACAGCGCACACCAAAAACTATATAGAAACATAAGACAAAACAAAGCAATCAAAAAAGAGCTTGGAATTGAAAGATATACTGATAGTCCATTATACAGAAAACACAAGAGTATGATGGAAAGATGTTATGATGAAAAAAATATAAGTTATCCTTATTACGGAGCAAGAGGAATAGATGTTTGCTTTGAATGGAGAGGAAAGGATGGTGTTAAAAATTTTATCGCTTGGTCTATGAGAAACGGATATAAGCATGGTCTTTCATTAGACAGAATAGATAACGATAAGGGTTATTGTCCTGAAAATTGCAGATGGGTTACTATTCAAGAACAAGCAATAAATAAGCGAAGAAATAAAAAATATGAATGGAAAGGGCAAGCACTTATATTGGCTCAAATTTCAAGAATGGGAAATATTTCATATGGTAAATTATATGGAAGAATAAATAATAATCATATGAGTATAAAAGATGCAATCGAAGATATAAAGAAAAGCACCGAATAATCGGTGCTATTTTTTATGCTAACCTTAAAAGTACCCGCCACCCATGCAAAATAAACTTGAGATTTTGGAAATAAAAAATTTAAAAATTTCTGTCAGATTTGCAGTCAATTTTTTCAGTACGCCACTATATGCCTATGACTATATGAAAAAAATCTGAAACGCCCCTATATAAAAATTCGAGTTAAAAATTTTGATACGGGCCGGGGTATGCAATTTTGTATTCAAAAATCCGTGAAAAACTTTTCCCCAAATTTGACCTCAATTTTGTTCAGATTTGCCCTGAAAAATTGATGAAAAACTTTAATAGATTAAAGTGCATTATATAAACTTGACCGGTTGCTGTTCGTGCTTGTTTTGGTTTTGTGGCTTTGTGGTTTGCCCTGTACGGCGGTTTTATTGCGCCGATGTAGACTTTATAAGCCTACAGAACAAAACAGCCTTAAAATGCTTTTAAATGCATTGCATAAAATGGGTATTATATGCCCTTGTAGGCTGTGGAAGCTGTCGCCAGCTCTGGAAGATATACCAGAACGCACGCCGCCCCAACTGGGTACACTTGTACACCTAAAAGGCGTAAAAGCCTTATATATAAGCATAGCATTGTTATATTAATTTTTCAAGGTACGCAAATAAAAGCATATAAAAATATATACGCTTAATGCTTGCGGCTGGAATCGAACCAACCAGAACCACAGCAAGCCAAAAAGGGCGCAGATTGTACGCCCTTAATCAAGTTATTAATTGTTAAATTCATAAAATAGACCACTTTTATTATAACAAGTTGTAAGCCTTTTTAAGCCATAAAAAATATCATAGTTACAATCAAAAACAGCTTGCGGACCTGCGTATATAATTACGCTTCGCCCATTATCCCAGAAAGAAAAATCTGCTATTTTTTCAAGCTCCAAGATTTTAGCCGCCTTTTTTCCATAGATAAATATAAATTTTTCTAAATTTCCGCGGATTTCTCCAGCTGTTAAAGTGTTTAATTTTTCGTATATTGTCATATCGCAGACCTCCATATTCTTAATATTATCCCTTACAGGAAAAACCGCCGCCGGCATCGGTCCGGCTGGCATTCTCTGCGGCGGTTAAAAAACAAGATTTTTAAGCTTCAAAAATGTATTGTAATCAAATTTACAGTCCGAAAAATAAATACATTCGCATAACTCTTCATATTCTCTCAGAGTATCCGCATTTTTGAATGCCTTTTCAATCTGTCTCAAAATGTGCTTTGCATTCTTTTTGTCTATCATCTTTTTTCCCTCTCTTTCTTTTATTCCCTTAAGGGGTAAAGCAAGCCGGGGAATCGAACCCCGGAAGCACCAACCTTGCTAATTATGCTAAGAGCTGCAAAAGCTCCGCGCGTTTAGTCTGTATTAATTCCTTTGCTTTCATGAAATCAACCGCACCGCCTGTCATATATTCGATATACTTCGCAGCGCTTATATATGCGTCAAATTCTGCCTTGTATGCCTCATCAAAAGCATTTTCAAGTTCTGTGTTTTCTGGCTCTTCTGTATATCTTGCCTCTGCTTCGTCTGCGGCTTTCTCTAACTGTTCCAACCTCTTAATTTTTTCAAGTAAAATCTTCATAATTCATACCTCCTTATTAATATGTTCAATCTTGAATCTGTCGCGTGTATCTTTCGGAATAACTAAATTAACAAAATCTTCCGCCAAAACTAAGGTATCAAATTGCGCCACAATTTTTTCTTTAGGGCTTTCAAATTCACTGAAATATTGTGTTTCTATAACTTGCCAATTCATATTTACCCCTCCTTATAATCTAATCATTAAGCCTAAATCATTGCTGTTTTTGGCTCTAATAATATAAAAATCTTTAACTACATCATTAAAATACTTCTTGGAAGCTGTAAACATCTTGCCGCTTCCCTCATATTCTATACGCTCAATCTTTCCGTTTTTGTGAACCTCGAAAAAATCACAATGCATTGTGATAAATAGCTCTTCAAATCTCATAATTCTTGTACCTTTTCGCCGACTGTGATATAATCGGCTTACCTTTCTTTTTGATTGGTGGCGGTTGTAAACTTTGGTAGAGTGGCAACCGCCTTTTTATTTGCAAGATTATAATATCACTTTAAAAAGAAACACGCAAGTCTTTTTGTAACTTTTTTAAGAAATATTTTTATTGACTTTTAGAACCTACTATATTATTATAAGAAACAAATAAAACAATATAGAAAGGAGCTATCGCAATGCTTAAATATCGCTTTAATGTCGGCGACGCTCTGGAGCGTGCCGGATTTAACACATACAAAGCTAAAACAAGCGGATTGTTGAGTCAAGACACGCTAAAGAAGATAAAGAACGAAGATACAAACATAAATGCTAAAAGCATAAATAATCTTTGTTTGATTTTGGATATGCAGCCGAAAGACCTCTTTATATATGAAGAGACAGAGGAAGAAAGAGAACTAAAAAAGAAATTGTAAAATATTTTAAAATATCACTTGCAAAAGTGATAAAGAAATGCTATTATAATTATACAAATTAAGAAAGGACAGCGGAAAGGCTGAAAGGTGGAAAAGATGAGAGAATGCAATATCAGATTTGACAAAAATGGAGAAGTAAAGAGCGAGGATATCAAGAAATTAGAAAAATTTTTCAGTCAGGAAAATCTAGAAAAATTTGAATCTGACGAAGTCTTTGCAGTAGAAGCGACGGAGCATATAGGAAATGGAGAATATAAAGCTACTGGATATGATTTTTACATTGGAAGCGACACCCAAGCCAGAATGGGTTCAGACTGGAGATTTGGGCGTATTGCCTTTTGCAATTACTGGTGTCTTGTTAAGAATGATAAGACTATAGATTTTGGAAAAGCTCTTGAAAGAGCTAAAAAAATCATCTTGACAAATAATTAATAATTGTATATTATATCTTTGTCGGATGATAAACAATAACATTTGATGTATTGAAACATGTTTTCTGACGTGTTCAATGATTAACCGTAACGCAAGGCGTATATAAAGAGGGCTTCGGCTCTCTTTTTTATTTGACTTGTATGTATATTTATGCTATATTATCATAATAATTGAATATATGAATTTACACCCGATAATATTAATATTGTTATCGGGTGTTTTTTATTTGCATTAAATATAATTAGCTGGAGCAGATCTAGCAGAAAGGGGAACAAATGGAGAAAGTACAGGAGACACCAGACACGCCCGAAGTATTTCAGAACGATATAGAACTGTATTTATCGCAGTTTTGCGAAGAACACAACATTGAAGACATGACCAAAGAACCACAGAGCAGATGGAACGCTGCCCTAATGTATATTAATAAATATGTCTTCAGTGATAAAAGTATATTAAAGTTAAGTAATAATATTAATAAAAATAATACTAACTGCATAATGGATAGTAATTTCTATATGTATGATTTAGATAAATTAGAGTATATATTATATATATATTATTATTTATGTTCTGTATATGATAAAGAATGCAGTATAATGGGATATAGCTTATTAACTGGTATTAATTACGATACATTAATGGACTGGGGAGCAGATGAGAGAAAACTAAGTACAAAAGGCTTCGATATCGTGCAAAAACTGCGCATTTTCCGCGAAGAAAGTTTATCGAACAAGCTCGCAACCGGCAACAAAAACCCTGTCGGCATCCTTGCAATACTTAACAGACATTATGCGTGGAATCTTCCCGGTGTCAGCAGAGAAAGCGCCACAAAGGTCATTAAAACAGCCGCAGACCTTCCGCAGCTCGGACCATCTGGAAACGTTCAAGGCTCTAATGTCCGTCAAATTGCACAACAAGAAATCATTGTGCAAGATGTACAAGAAATCCCACAAAGCCAGTAAACAAGCGGATTCTAGCCGTTTGTCTCACAATAACATGATTTCGCTAAATTAGACTTTAGCGAAGTGATAAAACAGAACATTTGAACGATAAAAGTACAACAAAGCCAGTAAACAAGCGGATTGACAGCGATTGCGTGATAATTATTTATTGCGCAATTGCTCCGCTCTGACTGATTTCATTGTGCAAGATGCACAAACGCAGGGCGTGGGGTTATATATCCATGCATTGCGAGCCCAACTAAGTCGCTCAAATATTCTCAAAAATAAAAAGGCTTATTATATATATTTATATATACATAACCAACCAATAATAATTTATTAAACTATATACAATAACCATTATATTTATTAATATATAGTCCTGATAATAACCCATATAATATAATTAATTAAATCTACTGTACAAATCTGATAGATAGGTGTATAATAGACACATCTTAATTATTCACAAGATATTCAATAAACACACACATCAAAACGGCTAATTCAGCCGAGTAAATTCCAAAAAATTTTAAAAAATAAAAAAGAGTTAGGAGTTAGAAATGCAGGGAGCAGAGTATCAGGCTTTGGCTATGCGTACTAACGATAAAAAGTCTACAGATAGGCTTCTGAACAAGATTAATGATTTAAAGATTGGCAATCGTGGCGAAGATACGCCAGAGATTGAATTAGGCGGTGTTCTTAATGCTGCACTTGGTTTATCCGGCGAAGTTGGAGAACTTAACGACATGCTTAAGAAATGGGTTTTTCATGAAAAGCAGTTAGACGCTGAACATTTAAAGCGTGAAATCAGCGATGTATGTTGGTACTTAGCTTTAATGTGCGATTCTTTCGAGTTTAGCCTTGATGAAATCATGCAGATTAACATTGATAAGCTGAAAACAAGATACCCAGATGGCTTTGATACTTACAGAGCTAATCATAGACAGGCAGGTGATGTTTAATGGGAAATGCTAAAAATGATAGATCTTGCGTTAATTGCATAAATAAATCATCACTATTTAGTGCAGAACCGTGTAAAAGTTGCATTAATAACGGCGGTAAGGGATATAACTTTACTCCACTTAAATATGTTGCACCTAGCGTCAATGAAAAGCCGGTAAATGACAATGTTAATCATCCGAGCCATTATGAGACTGGCAGCTTTGAATGTATAGATGTTATGTTGGAAACACAGGGTAAGGAAGCCGTTAAGAACTTTTGCTTATGTAATGCCTTTAAGTACATTTACAGACATAATAACAAGAATGGCTTAGAGGATATTCAAAAAGCCAAGTGGTACATTGACAAATACATAGAATTGTCAGAATAGCCGTGTCGGTCAATGAAAGTATAATGGCTACAAAGGATAGTACACTGCGGTTTGTGGCGAATATATACCGAGAATAGCCACTTAATGCACCATAGCCAAGCGGTAAGGCACAGAGCTTTGACCTCTGTATGCGTCGGTTCGAATCCGACTGGTGTAGTTTGTCTTACTTTTATCGTAGACTACCATGTTTTGCATTTTAAGGTAGTCCTCCTTTCATGTACTTTCTTGGAAATTCAGTTAAGAGTGGTGCAAGACCACTCGGAAAGGCTTACCTCATACAGAGGTGTGAAAATCAACTTATCAAGGTTCTTCTCAATATCCCCCAAAATATTATTGCATTTTCCCTTGATAGCCGTTACAAGCGGTATTTGCCGATATGGGATAAAGGTATTCCAGTAGCTTGCTAAGCTATCCAACAGAAATGTTGTTCGTGTTCGATTCACGATGTCGGCGTTTTGAAGGCACTTCTTAGGTCTGCGTGCGTAATGCTGTTTGCGGACTTATCCTAGGTTAAGAGGTGTGAGTAAGTTGCTATGTGCTGAAATAGGTAGCCAGTATTGCAGTAGATTTATGAGTTGAAATCTGCAACTTAGATAACTCGCCTTAAGTGTCATGTGGAGGTGCAAATCCTCACCATAGCAAGTTGTCGGGTCATTCCCGAATAAGCAGGCGTTGCAGTATTCCCTGCTGAATAATTAAAATGTTTGTGTTGGTTGATTTGCGAACAGGATGGCAGATAGTGTAATGAAGTGCCATAAATACTTTCCAACACAAGAAACTGTACAACGGATAGTAGTTCAGATGGGAGTAACGCTTGATTTATTCAAGTAGTCACAGGTTCGATTCCTGTCTATCCGATTACAACAAACTAGCTTGACGAAGCGAAAAGCACTTCCGCTGTGCCTGTTTGTTGTTTTTATTGATTAAGCGGAGTGTGTATCACAGGCATACATAAATAATATCAAGCGGAGGTATTCGATTATGGCAACAATTAGAGTGCATAAAACAAAAAATTACACAGTTATGAGTAATACTCATTTAAGGGATAAGAATTTAAGTCTGAAAGCAAAAGGATTATTGTCTGTAATGCTTTCATTGCCCAATAATTGGGATTATTCAATAGCTGGGTTAGTTGCAATAAGTAAAGAGAATGAAACAGCTGTTAAATCGGCTTTAAATGAGTTAAGGGATAATAATTATGTTGTGGTTACTAAGGAAAACCCGACAAAAAGCAATGGCGGAAGAATAAAGTACACCTACGAGGTTTACGAAGAACCATATAAACAGAAAATAGAAAAACAAGATACAGAAAATCTAGGGGTTGAATGTCAACAGGTAGAAAACCACAGACAATTAAATACTAATGAATTAAGTACTGAAAAATTAAATATAGATAATAAATATGCTCTTTCAGAATCTAAAGATTCTTCAAGAGGAGATATATATGCTTTTTCAGCTGAAAAAGGTGGAAGCAAATCTGATGTGATTAAAAACCTTGCTGTTCAATTTGCTGATTGCGAGCCGTCAGATTGGCGAATAGAGGAGCTAAAGCATATTATTGACTATTTCCTTGAGCAATACAATAAAACTTTAAATATGAGCCATATACGCATTACAGAACAGGCTTTGACAAAGATAGTTATTAATTACTTTGAGCCAGTTGGTAATTATATGAGTGATAATTCTGCTTATGGATTTGATGATTACTACAAAGAGTTAATAGATTATTACTTACAGACAAAATACAAGATTAATGGCAAAGAAGTAACTAAGAGCTTGCAGCATTTCATGTCTGGAATGATAAGAGAAAACTTAGCACAGAAATATTTGAAATAAGGAGTGATTATTATGGCTATGGGCGTACATCCACTAAACAAAGATAAATTTTATGAAGCAATTAACTTGTACATATCGGGGCAGGCTTCACAAGTAAAGGCGGCAAAAGTAGCAGGCTGTAGCGTGCCGACATTTAAGAAATATGCTAACAAGATTTATGGCGGCGAAGAATTACCAGATAATTTATGGGGGAAGAAGTGATATGTGTAAATTTTGCGAGGAAAAAATTCCTGTCATAACACATTATGGCAAATTTAAGATTGATAAGTTGTCAAATAAACCTGTAATTACATGCAACTTGAATAAATGTCCGTCCTTTGCGGTGTGTAGCAGTAAAGATATGAATGTTGAAATGGTGATGAAAATATCTTATTGCCCTATGTGCGGTAGAAAGTTGGTGGAAGAATGAAAGAAACTATTTTATATATTTCAAAATCAGAACAGGATATACAAAGCTTTCTGAAATATCTTCAATCAAAGCTAAAAGCAGAACAAAAGGAATGTGCCCTAGATGAAAAACACAATATTTTAAAAGTACCAAAATATTACGATATTGTCGGAAAGAGTGTTCATGGGAATATGCTTGGTGCGGGCTATGGATATTGCAAATATTATTGCTTTTCAGAAGCGTACAGCAAAGATAAGTATAGCAATGCAGAAAATGAAAGACTTAAAGAAATTCTTATGCACACAAGAGAGGGTGCGGAGAGAATATCAGGGCTTGATATTTTATGTATGCTAGGGCTAGTTTAAAAGGCGGTGGAAGAATGAAACATCAAAAAGAATGGCACACTTGCGACAGGTGCGGAGCGAAAATTAGCTTCTCTGAAAGAAGCATTATATCAAGAAAAGTATATCGAATCGGCGGATTATTATGTAACAAAAATGCGTATAAGAGTATTGATGACTTTGATTTATGCCCTAAGTGCAGGAAAGATTTTGAGAGGTTTATGAGGAATGAATAATATTGACAATCCTTTATCAGAGTATCAATCGCCACCCGAAGAAGCATTGAGAAATTTTGGAATAGACATTTCAAAAGATGTAGTAGAAAAATATGCTTTGAAAAAGTTTGGCAGACTACCACAAAGCCGTATTGAAATGACTTTTGCTAGGGGTTCTAAAATAATTGAAAAAACAGGGAGGTTTATAAGCAATGAAAATATCAGAGATGAATAACTGCATTGAGAAAATGCGGGAGTGTTACAAGTTTGATAATGATAAAACGGAAATAAGACTTGGGGATATGATAAGCGGAAGTAACAGATATGTAACTGTCGGCACAAGGGATGAAAACGGAACACAGATTGAAATGACAAGATATGCGGATGAACTGAACAAGGAGTGAGATTATGTTAATAGTCGCATTACAAGATGATGTAGATAATCTGTATGCTATATGGAATACAGTTACGGACAGATTTTTGGGTGTTAATCTTGGAAAATATGAAGCTGTCGGAATTATTATGGATTACAAGGGAGATTACACCTTTGAAGAGGCACTAGACAGAGTTGAACGCCCACAGTCATTTAAAGATATTACAAAGCGTTTATGTGAAGAGCTTAATCGTGACGATACCAAAGTTAAAAATGCAATCCAATACTTAAAGCGCATATCGTGGGAAATAGGTACTGTTAGTGCTGAATGTCTTTCGGAGAAGACCGGACAAAAAATGAGGGAGTACATAAATGTACTTGAAAGCAGAATTGGTGAATTAGAGTGACAATTGCAGAAAGGAATAGAAGTTATGAAAAAATTATTTGTAAGTGTGCCAATGAGAGGTAGAACAGAGGAAGAAATCAAAGCAAGCATTCAGAAAATGAAAAAGATTGCGGAGATATACGAGGGTGAGGAATTAGAACTTATCGACAGCCACATTGAGGATAGTCTATCTAAAGACAGCAGAGTAGCTGCATGGTATTTAGGTGAAAGCCTTAAGAAGCTGTCAGAGGCTGATGTATTTATAGGAATATGCGAGAGTTATGATTGGGATGGTTGCTATATCGAAAGAAAAGCAGCAGAAAGATACGGCATTAAAATGCACATGATTTTTGCAAAAGATATAATAAATAATTATGATAAATATGTCGAGGAAACATCAGGGAAAATTACAAGTTCTTCTCTTGAATTAAAGTCTTGTAGCTGTAGTACAGAAAGCTATTTATAATTACTTGATTACCGGCTAACAAATAGAGTTAGTCGCTACCCTAAAACAGTTATAGGCAGAGGTCTATAAGCACCTTTGCTGAAAAGTGGAGGTGCTTTTCTTATGGCTAGTCAGAGCCTTATTTCTACAATTAATGGATATGAAAATTACATAGAGAAAAATGGAATTGATGAAAGCGTTATGGACGCATACATAGAAGCGTCAGAAGTGGCGATTAAGACCGAAAAAGATATTCCGTATGGATTGCAACTAACAAAACGCTGCAAAGAGATTATAGAGCGGTTTTGTGTGGAGCATAGCGGCGTTGGAATATGGGACTTAGAAAAATATGCTCAAGACAACGATGAAGAATATCCTTTAATTGACAAATGGTATAAAACTCTTAAAACTGAAAGTTATTATGATTTTGAGAGCTTTATGTTTTATATGGAGCGGAAAAGACATTATAGCAAAAGGTTTTATTTTCCAAGACGACACACCCTTAAAATAGTTGTCAATGATTTGCAAGACCTTGAAAACAGAATAATTAAATTTTATGGATTATCAATGCCGTCAAGAGTTGGAAAATCCACTATATGTATATTTTTCCTTGCGTGGGTGTCGTTACGCAGGCCTAACAGCCATTCAGCTATGGGCGGTCACTCTGGAATACTTGCAAAAGGCTTTTACAAAGAACTTATGAACTTATTTACTACAGAAGAGTATACATTTTCTGAATTATTTTATTTTTGGAATCCGGAATATGCAAATAAACCGCTTGTAACAGATAAAAGTGCTGATGAATTTACAATAACCCTTGGAAATCCAGACAGATTTGCGACAGTTACTTGCCGTGGTATTGATGGAACTTGGACTGGTGCAGTTGATGTATCAAAAGATGGATATTTGTATGTGGATGATTTGGTAAGAGATAGAGAACATTCATTATCACCTATGCGAATGGAAAATACCTATCAAGAGTATCTAAACAAGATGGTTGACCGAAAAAACGATGGTGCAAGAGAATTGATGGTAGGTACATTATGGAATGTTCTTGATCCATTGGAACGAATGAGAAAGCAATATGAAAATGACCCACAATACAGGTTCAGAAGAATACCGGCACTTGATGAAAACGATGAAAGTAACTTTGATTACGAAATAAACGGCTTTTCAACAGCATATTACAGGGATATGAGAGAAAAACTTGACAAGGCTGAATGGATGGCTAAGTTTATGCAAAAACCTTATGTCCGTGAGGGATTATTGTTCCCAGACAATGAATTGAGATTTTTCAATGGAGACTTTAACGAGGAGCTAGAAAACAAAGAACGAAAAATAATAGCATTGTGCGACCCGGCTTTTGGCGGAGCTGATAATTTATCAATGCCAGTATGCGCTGATTTTGGCGGAAAGCAAAAATATATTATTGATTGGGTGTACAAGAAAGGCACACAAGCGGTTACGGTTCCTTTAATTGTAGCAGCTATCAAGAAACATTACATAACAGAATTGCACATTGAACAAAATGCTGGTGGAAAACTAATAACGGACAGTATAAAAGCTGAAATGAAAAAGCAGAATGTATATTTTTGCAGAATTATTCCATATTACGCAAATACAAAACTACCTAAAGAGGAAAAAATTAAAGGCTATTCTGACAGAGTAAAAGAGATATTCATTTTCCTCATTAGTAGACAATATCTTGCGATAGATGATAGACCAACTTACATAAGAACACAGATGTATCAAGATGCTATGGATGAATTTACAATGTATACATCAGAGGGTAAAAATCCACACGATGATGCAAGCGATTCGATAACACAGCTTGCAATAGTAATAGATAAAAAGGCAACACAAACAGTAATAATGTCAAGTCCGATATAAGAGGAGGGTTTATATGACAACTAAGGATTATCTTAACCAGATAAGCTATTACAATAAGATAATTGATAATAAGTTGATAGAAATAACACAGTATAAAGAATTATCATACAGCATATCAGCGGTTGTTAATGAAGAAAGAGTTATATCATCATCAGATCCAGACAAAACAGGCTGCGGATATGTCAGACTTGAACAAATGGAAGAAAGCCTTGATAAACTCATAGACAAATACATTGATGTAAAAAATAAAATAATAGAGCAGATAGAACAGATAAACAACGAAGATTATTACACAGTATTGTTTCTAAGATATGTCAGAAAGTTTACATTTGAAAAAATTGCAAATGAAACAGACTGGTGTTGGCGACAGGTACATAGAATACATGCTAAAGCACTACAAGCCTTTGAAGACAAATATGGAAGTGAATATCTGTAAAAGATGTCATAGAATGTCACATTACCAGCGTGGTATAGTATATCTGTAAGAAGTCACAAAGATGTTTCTTCATAAACACATCCTTATCGGAAGCACCGTTGCTTAATTGCGGCGGTGCTTTTGTTATGCAATGAGGTAAAAATATGAATTTTTATATGAATAAAGATAAGTCAATTATGTGTCCGAACTGTCATAAGTTTTTGACTAAGGCAGACAGCAAAGACACAAGAACACATAAATTAGCGTGCAAGCATTGCCACAAATGGATATGGTATGTGCCTAACGATGATGATGATTTTCAGATTAAGGAAATACCACAAAGCAGAAGTTCAAGCGGTATGACATTTTATTAGAGGTGTAGATAATGCAAACAGGAAGAATTGCTATTTATACAGGTGCAAAAGAAATAACGCCTGACAATATAATATCAATTTTGCGTGAAGCAATTTTGGAACATGATATTAATTCCAACAGAATACAGTTTCTTCTTGATTATGACGCAGGAATACAGCCAATAGTTAGGAAGAATCCAAAGACTTACAGACCAGACATTGACTGTGAGTGCTGCGATAATGTGGCTAACGAGGTCACAGAGTTTAATTTAGGATTTAAGTGGGGAAATCCTATAACGCTAGTTCAAAACGGCGATAATGAGGATTCTAATCTCACAGAAGCTATAGCGGAATTAAACAGTTGCTATGAATCACAGAACGCAAGGCAGAAACAACAGGAACTTGCGAGATATGTTGAAATTGGTGGTGTTGGCTATGTCCTTATTGATGTGAATACGGAATATGAGGATGGGGAAAGCTATTTTACATACGATGTTTTGGATCCAAGAACAACATTTGTTGTAAGGTCAACAGCTTATAGTGACAAGAGAGTTATTCTTGCAGGCACTTATATCAAAGACAAACATAGCGGTACAAGATATTACACCTGTTTTACAAAAGATATTCGCTATGAAGTTACGGATGGAATAAAAATCACTAACGGACCAGAAAAAGGAAAAACAAGATGGGGATTTTTAGAGAGAAGTGGGGAAGAGAACCCATTACATAAAATTCCTATCATTGAATACACAAGGTCATTTGATAGAATGGGCTGTTTTGAACGGCAAATATCTGAAATGGATAACTTAAACTTGCTTATTTCAGACTTTACTAACGATGTTGAACAGAACACGCAGGCAGTATGGCACACAAATGATGTTGATTTCCCGGTTGAACAGGAAACAACAGTTGATAAAGATGGAACACAACGCATTACTGAAAAAGTAAGGAAACCAAAATCTGGAGAATGGATGCAGACCTATACATCAGCAGATGGCAAAACTCCAATAGTTGAACCACTTGCAATTAATTATGATTACACAGGTATGCTTAATAATATCCAATCAAGGCGGCAGATAATCTTACAGAAATGCAATGTACCACAACGAAATGATAACAGTGGTGGTAGTACAGGAGTTGCAATGTCAGACGCAACAGGTTGGTCACAGGCTGAAACAGCGGCGGCAAAACAGCAATTAATTACTGATGGTTGCAAGATGGAAGAGATAAAAGTTGTTCTTGCAGCTATCAAGCTGTCAAACAATGTTGGTAGCAGTAACCCATTACTTAAATTAAAGGCAAGAGATGTAAAGCCTAACATTAAACGGCAAAAAACTTATGAAATGTCAACCAAGGTTAATGCTATGGCGACATTGATAAGCCACGGATTTAGTCTTAAAGATACAGTTGATGCAATTCCATTTTTTGATGACCCTAACGATGTTGTAGCGAGAAGCGGAAAGATGGTTAAGGCATATCAAGACAGTATAATTAACAAAGACACACAGAACCAAGCAGAGGGCGGAGATGGCGAACAATCACCTAATAAAGACCGCACAATGCAAGACTTATCAGACCAGACAGAAAATAGTCCAGTTATAGATAAGAGCAGAACAGATAAATAAATTGATATTGAGCCACAGGGTAGAAAATGCCTTGTGGCTTTTTATATGCCCTAGAGAAAGGGCAATACAAATATCGCAAGAAGTTGAGAGAACAACAAAAAACGCAGAAAGCAGAGGTAAAGAAATTATGGCAGATGTAACTAACACAACAACAGAACCAACAACTAATAATGAGCCACAGAACGAAGAACAGACACCTAGCGTAGAAGAACTTATGGCACAGCTTGCTAGTGAAAGAGCTGAAAAAGAGAAGTATAAGAACGCTTCCGATAAAGCCAGTTCAGAAGCAGCTAAGTACAAGAAAGAGCTTCGCTCAAAGCAGACAGCAGAAGAACAGGAAGCGGAAGCAAAGGCAGAAGCTGAAAAGTTGCAGGCTGAAAAGTTTGAGAACATGAGCAAAGAACTTAATCATATGAAAGCTGTCAATGCTTATCAGAAAGTTATAGGCGATGGAAAGGATATTGATTCTTTGATTGAGGCAGTTGCAGATGCAGACCATAGCCTTATAGCAACTGTAATTGCCAATGAAGTGCAAAGACAGGTTAAAGAAGCTAAGGCAGAGTGGCTTAAATCAAGACCGGCTATTAATGCGGGCGGTGGAGAAGAAAGCACGATAACACAGGAACAGTTCAATAAGATGAATTACCACGAAAGAGTGGAGTTCAAAAATAAGAATCCAGAGCTTTATAAGAAGTTCACAGAGTAGAAAACGGAGGTAAATAAACTATGCCACAGACTAAGTTAGCAAATTTAGTAGACCCACAGGTAATGGCTGATATGGTATCAGCTAAGTTACCAAAGAAGATTAAGTTTTCGCCTATTGCAAGAGTTGATACAACACTTGTAGGCAGACCGGGAAGCACAATCGTTGTGCCAAAGTATGCTTATATTGGTGACGCAGAAGATGTAGCAGAAGGTGTTGCTATGGGTACAACAGTACTTACAACATCTACAACAGAAGCAAAGGTTAAGAAAGCAGGTAAGGCTGTAGAGCTTACAGATGAATCAGTATTATCTGGTTATGGCGACCCACTTGGTACAGCTATCAATCAGATTGCTATGTCAATCGCTGCAAAGGTTGATAATGACAGCTATGACGCACTTTGCACAGCACCTATTGATTACGATGGAACAGCAGCACCTATCAGCTATTCAGCAGTTGTAGCGGCTAATAGCAAGTTTGATGATGAATCAGATTCATCACTTACAAAGATATTATTCATTAATCCAGCGCAGGAAGCCACATTGCTTAATGACGATGATTTCAAGAGCAATGACAAGTACCCACTTAATGTAATTATGAATGGAACTATCGGTTCTATTGCGGGAGCGCAGGTTGTTAAGTCAAAGAAAGTTAAGTTAGTTAAGTATGAGCTTGATGATTCAACAGGAACAATCAATGTTGTAGCTGATACAACAAGCGAGGATGCAACGAATGTTCATCTTGACACAGCACTTGCACATACGCTTAAGCCAAAGGGTAAGGAAATCAAGGTAGGTAGCAAGTTAAAGGCTGTTACAACAGAGTTCTACGCTTGTCCTATTGTTATCGTATCAGCAGAAGACCCTAACGAGGACACAGGTGCAGATGGCGTATCAGAGGAAGAGAACGCACTTACAATCTATATGAAGAGAAGCGTTGAGATTGAATCAGACAGAGATATTCTTGCAAAGACAACTGTTATCTCTGGTGATGAACACTATACAGCAGTCTTAAGCAATGATTCAAAGGTTGTTCTTGCTAAGTTTGGAAAGTAAGAGGTGTTTATATGTTATTAAGACGACATAAAATCAACGCCGCAAAGCAGAGCGAAGAAGTAACAGCAGATAATGTAAGACAGGAAGCTGTTTATGGAGATGAGCTTAAGTATGAGGAAGAGCAGGACAAGTTCCCTGTTCAACCTACAAGCGATTACACAAAGACAGCTATTAAGCGTATGCCAACAGCGGACTTGCAGACACTTGCCTTAGAACAAGGTATTGAAAACGCAATGGAGCTTACAGGAGCAGAACTTAAAGAACTGTTAATTGAGAAGTTAGGGTTATAGGAGCTGAAATTATGGAATACACCACATTGGAGCAAGTTAAAATCAGACTTAAACAATTTCATATTGATACAGTCACAAATGATGATGAAACGACATCTGATGTGGTGGTGTTCGATAACAAAGAAGATAATCCAGTAATCGAACAGCTTATTAAACAGGCTACAGAAGATGTAAAGGCAAAAAGGTGTTACCCCGACAGCTATACAGATGAAATGATAACCAAGGACTTGAAGAAATTTGAGAGTGTTATTGTTAATCTGGCTGTCTATGACCATTCACAGGCAGGTGAAAACTTTATGTCTGCCTTAAGCGAGGGTGGTGTCAACAGAACTTGGAGAGATAGAGACAGCTTATTTGTCGGGGTATTTCCATTTGCCAAAGTATTATAACGCCTATAGGGCATTACAGAATATTAAAGAAGATTGTGCGTTACCATTTTGCTGATGTCGGCAATATGGTAGCAGGCGGCACACATTAAGGGTGGTGGGCGGTGTGCCTATTAATTTTGCAGGAGATATAAAATGAAAGAATTTTTATTACAAACTTATACCGTAGTATTACCGATATTACTTGGCTATATAGTTTGGCTTCTGAAGCAACAGAAAAAAGACAAAGACGCCAATAGCAAAGGCACAATGTTGCTTTTGCGAGTACAACTTATCGAATATCACGATAAGTATATGAAAATAGGTGAAATACCATCTTATGCCTATGACAATTTTGTCGAGATGTATAACGCATATCACGCTTTAGGCGGTAATGGGATGGTAACTAAGATGTATAACGAAATACAGGAAATTCACTTAAAGAATGGAGGTAAAGATTAAAATGGATATAACATCAGTATCAACAGTAGTTGCAATCGTTGTAATAACATATCTGATAGGCTTAGGAGCCAAGGCGATTCCACACATTAAGGATAATTACATTCCTATAATCGTAGGCGTTGCAGGCGGTATCTTAGGCATTATAGGTATGTATGTAATACCGGACTTTCCGGCAAATGACATTCTTAATGCAATCGCAGTAGGAATTGTGTCCGGATTATCAAGCACAGGCGTTAATCAGATTTATAAGCAGGTAAAAAACAATGCTTGACATTAATAAGCAGGCTATGAAGTATTCACTTCAAGGACAGACGGTAACTATCTATGAAAGAGATGATGACGGCAATATCCTTTATGAGGGATATACCGACACAGAGGGTAACTTCATTCCTTATCTTGATGATGAGGGAAATAAGATACCTAAAGTTCTTGAAGAGAAAACGGGCTTTTCAGAGCCTACGGATTTCAAAGCAAACATATCATTCAGCGGTGGAGAAGCACAAAGCAAGGAATACGGCTTTGATACCGCTGATTTTGACGCTATTTTGCTGACAGATAGGAATACACTACCTATTCAAAAGGGCGACCTTATCTGGCTTAATAGCAAGCCTACATACACATCTGACAGCCTTGTTGATGAAACATCGGCAGACTTTACCATTGTAGGCATTAAACCAGCATTATATTCAACCAAGTATATGCTTAAAGCAGTTGTAAAGTAGGTGGTAAATACGAAGTATCAGAGAAATAAACAGCTAGTTGGTTCTATCTTTAAAGGAAAGACAGTTCCATCTACGCAAGAGCCAATAAATGAAAGCATAAGACAAGCTATTTTGCAAGCAGTTAAGGAGCGCGTTTATGGCAAGACATACAATTAATATATCATTATCTGAAAAGTCCGTAAATGAAGCTATCAGACAGCTACAACAGTATAAGCAGAGTTTGCAGTATAAATGCGAATTGCTTGTTGAACGATTAGCAGAATTAGGCGACAAAGCGGCAATTATGAGCGTTAATGAAAGCCCATTAGGTAGGACAGTAACATTGAGAGTTGACAAAAAGCCTATTCAAGATGGCTACCAAGCTATTTTAATTGCTACCGGTAAAACTGTTGAAGTAGAAGATAGAGAGCCATTTTACACGCTATTAGCGATTGAATTTGGTGCTGGTATTTATTACAACAGCGGTAACGAGAATCCGAAAGCTAATGATTTCGGCTTGGGTGTAGGAACATACCCAGGGCAGATACACGCATTTGAAGATGGCTGGTACTATTTAGGCAATGATAATCAATGGCACTACACACACGGCGTTAAAGCTACAATGCCTATGTACAATGCTACAATGGAAATTATTAATCAGTATAAGCAGATAGCAAGAGAGGTGTTTAGTTAATGGCAAACGCTAATGATTGGGCGACAGACCTTGAAAATACAGTCACAGCACTTGTCAAGGCTAAAACCCTAACGCAACTAAAGAAAACATATCCAAAGATAGTCATAACAAATGAGGGGGAAAACAGCGGTCAAGCAGTATTCCCAACAGTATACATTCATTTACTGCCAGCAGTAGAACAAGGACAAACGCTTGACGGACAAACAATTAACGCATTGTTAGCGACATTTCAAGTAGATGTTACCACTAACACAAGTAAATCTGATTGCCGCAAGGTTATGACAATAATTACAGATACATTTAAGACAATGAGATTTCAAGGCACATCAATGCCAGAGTTCTCAATCAGTAACAAAGTACATAAGAGTACCGCTAGATTCAGAAGAATGATAGCGGCAAATGACAGATTAATGTAACAAAGAGCAGAGATGCTCTTATTTTTTTGCAAATTTTTAGGAGGTAGATTAAATGGCAGATGCAGTAGCAGGACTAAGTACACTGGGCGTTACTTTCTCTTATGGAGTTGAAACAACAGCAGGTACAAAGCCAACATCATTCAAGTTACTTACAAGAATTAATTCTATTGATGAAATTACAGTAACACCAGAAGCAATAGACGCTTCGGCACTTGAAGATAAGCAGACAAGAAACATTGCAGGCAGAGATACAGTTACAGATACAGTTGCGGTAACAGTTAATAAGACAGACGCAACTATTGAAGAATGGAAAACTCTTATTACAACATACAACGGATTAACAGGCGGCAAGAGAATGTGGTTTCAGGAGATTACTCCGGGTATAACAGACGCGGAGTTTTTTGTGGCACAACCACCATCAAAGTTACCAATCACAAGTAAGGAGCAGAACGGACTTCTTACAATGGCTATCAACCTTATTATTGAGGATATGGTAGGAACAGATACAGCAGTAACCCCAACATCGGGGGAATGATAAGCCAATCGACTAAATCAAAGGCTGTGTCGATTGGCGGCACAAACGCCAAAACAGCCGACTACACATCATATCTTGATGATGTAACAGAATAATTATTTTGAAAGGTAGGTGCGGTGTAAAATCCGCACCTTTTCCCTATATGGACGATAGGGTGGGAAAGGGTAAAAATTATGATGAATATTAATGTAAACGGAAAAGAATACAAAATTGAGTTCTCTTTTGGTGCAGCAGAGTGCAAAGAGATAGTGCAGAAAATGTTTTCTGTCGTCAATGGCTCTTATTTACTTGCACAGACAGATAAAAGTGTTGCACAGGCTTCTTTTGACGGATTGGCAAATATGACAGCAGATGTGCCAGAGATTTGCATTTTAGCCATTTATGCAGGCTGCATTGACAATAACCCTGTAACTATGGATGAAGCAAAGAAACTCACTAGAGCATATATTACAGAGAAGAGAAAGACAGATAAGAGTTACGGATATAGAACATTGTTTGAAGAAATCAAGAAAGCGATGGAAGATGATGGTTTTTTCGAGCTGTCGGGGATAACAGCGATGTTAGAGGAAATGGCGAACAATGTGGAAGAAGCGACACAGGAACAGAAGAAGCCAACAGTAGTTCCACAAGACCACAAGAAAAAGCAGACTTCCACAAAATAATTTGGGAAGAATACTTTGTCTTAGCCAGTTCACTAGGCGTTAGTTATTCAGATTTTCTAAAAATGACACCTAAAAAGCTATGGGCGGTTGTAGAGGGTAAGAAACTTGAAAGACAACGAATGGATTCAGATATATGGCTTGCGATAGGTAGTTACATACTCCCAGCAATCAAGATAGGTGTTAGAAGTGGTGCTTGGGGTAAAGGTGAACTTGAATACCCAGACAAGCCTATTTATAGCGATATTAGCAAAAAAGAGAACAGTGAAGATGAAATACAAAGAAAGAGAGAAGAGTTTGTTTTGAATATGAAAATACGAAAAGCAAACTGGGATTTAACACATCCTAAAAATGATAAGCCGGAGGTATAAAGCGTGGAATTAGACAGTTTAGAAGTCAAAATTACCGGCACTGCCACTAAAGCTATCAATTCTGTTGATAAACTGATAAATCAGCTTACAAGGCTGTCAACATCACTTGCAACTGTGAATGGTTCATCACTAAGCGGTCTTGCGAGTGGTGTTAGTCAGTTAGGTTCTGCTATGCAGAATATGAACGCAGGAACAGCAGATTTTACAAGGCTTGCTAAGAACATCACAAAGATAGGTTCTGTTGATTCGGTTGCATTAACTAACACAGCTACATCACTTCAAGTTGTCACAAAGGCAGTTGCAAGCATATCAGCTATTCCACAAAATGCAACACAAGTCACAGAATTTGCAAAGTCACTTGGTAAGCTAGGCAGTAAGAGTATAGAAAACGCCGTTGTAAACATTCCGAAGCTAGGTAATGCTTTAAATAGCTTAATGACAACGCTATCAAGAGCACCAACAGTAAGTCAGAATGTTATTCAAATGACTAACGCATTGGCTAATCTTGCTAGTCAAGGTAGCAAGGTGGGGACTTCTTCAAACTCACTCCAAAAGTCGCTGTATGGCGTTTCTACAAGTGCTAGAACAGCAACTAGAAGTAGTTGGAACTTAGCAAGTGCAATAGGTAAGTTTTATGCCACTTATTTTATGGTAATTCGCGGCAGTAAGAAACTTATAGAAGCCATCAAGTCAACAACAGATTACATTGAAGCATTCAACTATCAAGCGGTAGCGTTTGGCAAAATCGGTTCGGAATGGGATAAAGACTATGAAAAGTACGGATATGATAACGCTACGGCATATGCAGAAAGTTTTCAAAGCAGAGTAAATGATACTCTTGGAAAGCTATCTGGTTTAAAAGTCAATGTTCAAGGCGGCTTGCTTGAAGAAAGCGGAGCAAAGAACTTAGGACTTAACATACAAGAGATAACACAGTATGCTTCGCAGTTAGCTTCTGTCACTAACTCACTAGGGCAGACAGGCGAAGCAACAACGGCAATAACAAAGTCAATGACAATGCTTGCAGGCGATATAAGCTCACTTTTTAATGTGGACTATTCAACGGTAGCACAGAACTTGCAAAGCGGCTTAATCGGTCAATCAAGGGCATTGTATAAGTATGGTATTGATATTACTAATGCTACATTAGCGACATATGCTTATAACCTAGGCATTTCTAAGTCTGTATCAGAAATGACACAGATGGAAAAACAGCAGTTAAGAGTGTTGGCGATATTAGACCAAAGTAAAGTATCTTGGGGTGATTTAGCATACACGATTAACAGCCCATCAAATATGTTACGCCAGTTCAGCAACAATATGAAAGAAGTAGGAATGGTAGCAGGACAGCTATTCATACCAATTCTTTCAAAGGTTATGCCAATAGTAAACGGAGTAACTATTGCAATCAAAAGATTATTAGTCAACCTTGCTTCTTTAATGGGCGTAAAGATTGACTTTGAGAGCTTCGGACAAAGTGGCTATAAAGACACATCAGACGGCTTAGAAGATATTTCAGATGGCTACAAAGATGTAGCTGATTCAGCAAAGAAAGCTACATTATCCCTTATGGGATTTGATGAAATAAATAAATTACAGGACGATACAAGCTCAAGCAAGAGTTCAAGCGGTGGCGGTGGTAGCACTATTGATTTGACAGATGATATTACTAAGGCGGCGGCTGATTATGAAGCGGCATGGAATAAAGCATTTGCCAATATGGAAAATTCGGCGATTGCTTGGGCTGATAAGATAGAGAAAGCACTTGAACCTGTTAGGAAGATATTTAAAGACTTTGCAATCGGGGATTTTTATGCAGCAGGACAAGATACATCTAACCTTGTAGCAGGAATACTTAACTGGTTTGCAGATGCCATTGATAAAGTCCCTTGGTTTACAATTGGTCAAAAGATGGGTGATTTCCTTGCAGGAATTAATTGGACTAAGGTGTTTAAATCGGCGGCTAAAGTGCTTGTACAAGGCTTAAAAGCAGCTATTGAGTTGTACTTAGGTATGCTATCTAAAGCACCTATAGAAACACTTCTTATATCGCTCGTAGCAATTCCTAAAGTACTTAAGGCTATAGGCGCTTCAAGCGTAATAGCAAGCATTACTAAAACATATAATAAGCTAAACTCATTAAGCATAATGGCAGAAGATACAGCCAAAGCAATGAAAGCAGCAAAAAACGGCAGTACGGCGGCAGCTTCGGCATTAACATTTATGCATCCTAAAATTACCAAGGCAACATTGGATTTCCAAGATTTTAGGAAAATTGTTAAAGATAAAGGGTTATTTACTGTATTTAATAACGGAATAACTAAAGTTAGAAATAATATGTCGTTGTTCCAAAAAGCATTACTTGGCGGAATATCAGCTTTTGGAGAATTTAAACTTATCGAGAGCGGTTTTACTGATATAGCTAAAGGAAGCGACAACCTTGTTGCTTCAATTACTAAAATAGCAGGTGGCGCAGCTATCGGTGCAGCAGGATTATACACAGCTTTTGGACCGGCAGGCTTGGCTATGGCGGCAATAGTTGGCGTAACAGGCGCAATTAAAGGGTTTATTAAAATCCAAGACGAAATTCCAGATTATTTATCTGGATATGGAGTTATTAGAGAAGAGGTTAGTAAAACCACAAGCGAAATACAACAATCAATTGCTTCAATAGAAGATTCGTGGAAAAGTAATACAACAGCTGATGAAATCGAAGCTCTTAAAACAAAATACTTTGAACTAGCAAATCAAACAGGCTTAACAACTGAACAACAGAAATTGCTCAAGGATATTGCACAGGAATTAGTTGAAAAAGTACCGGAATTAAGCGGAGTTATTGACACAGAAACTGGTGCATACAAGGGAACTAGAGAAGAGATTGAAAAGCTGATTGACAAAAAGCAAGAAGAGTACCGCTTGGAAGCGTTAAGAGAAGATTATATTCAATTGATTAAAGATGAGTATAAAGCTAAGAAGAATCTTAAAGCAATGGAAGATGCTCTTAATGATAGCAAAGAGAGGTTGAGACAGAAACAAGAGGAACTTAATGAACTGACATATAACGGTGCTTTGCAAGTTGTCGAAATGACGCCAGACGAAGCTACAGCTTATGCAAGCGTAACAAGAGAAATTGAACAACTTAACGGAGAAGTTAAAGCTAATCAAGATAAGGTTAATGAAGCTAGGGGAACAGTTCAGCAAGCTACGGATGATATGCAGTTTTGTTGGAATGAATTAAAAAATACCGCTGTTGGAACTTCGCAAGATACGCAACAGGCTATCACAAATGCGTATGAACAAGCTAAAAACGAAGTACAATCAAAACTTGCTATTATTGATTCTGACACAAGCAGTACTTTTTCAAAATTTGGAAACATAGGCGCAAATGCAGGCTCTGATTTAAGCAATAAATTTAGTAGCAACATCAGCGATATACCATACGCAGCGCAAAGGGCATACCAGAATATTATCGACAGGGTTAATGCCGGAGGAATAGGTGAAGAAACAGGAACGGAACTTATGAACGCATTAGCTGATACAATAGACAATAATTCTTGGAGAATCAAAAATAGTTTGTCAAGCAGTTTCGCTTCTAATTTTAGCGGAGATGTTTTTGATAATAGCGGAAATTTATCGAGTAGCGCTTTTCATATTAAAATAACTCCTAAATCATATGCAGTGGGTGGATTTCCAGATGGAGAAGACGGATTGTTCTATGCAAATCATAATGAGCTTGTTGGAAAATTCTCTAATGGTAAGACAGCAGTTGCAAACAACGAGCAGATAACAGATGGCATTAAGCAAGCTGTTATTGAGGGCATGTCGCAAGTGTTAAATACAGCAGGAAACAGTGGCGGAAATATAAATGTAAATGTAACGCTTGAGGGCGACGCAAAAAGGATGTTTACAGTTACAAGAGAAGAGGCAAAAAACTACGAAAGAAGAACAGGAAGACCAGCATTTAATTTTTAAGAGTGGCATTGTGCCACTCTTTTTCTATATAAGGAGTAAAAATGGGGTATAAACAGTCAACTCTCGCAGTCAATGGCAGTTATAATTTCCCCTGTCCAAGCTCTATGACTTGGGGGAAACAAGATATATCAGATAGTGATTCGGGAAGAGCGCAGTATACAGGTCTGATGTACAAAAATAAAATAGCTGAAAAAATAAAACTTGAACTATCATGGAAAGCACTTAATCAAGAAGATGCGCATAATGTGTTAGTGGCATTTAAAGATGAATATTTTGATGTTACTTATTATGACCCATTAGAGGGAAGAAATACCACTAAAACATTCTACTGTGGCGATATGAGCGCACCTGTATATTCTTGGTATCAAGGTGGGAAAACATATAACGAAGTAGCATTCAATATTATAGAGAGGTAAATGTATGCAGGCAGCGACAAATGAATTTAAAGAAAATATAAAAAATGGCTATCCTCTTTATGGAAGTTGCAAAATTACTTTAAATGATGGAACGATTTTAACACCAGAAAAAAATGATTTTTTAATGGATAAACAGGGGTTTAGAATAATTAGAAGCTGCAGCAGTGCGAGCAGTTTTGATATTGGTACAGTTTCGGCATCAGAATTTGACCTAAAGCTTATTAATTATGATGGACATTTGGATAATTTTGATTTTGAAGGAGCAAAAATCGAGAAAGTAAATGTTAATATGATTAAGCCAGATGGCACGGTTGAAAGCATTCCTAAAGGAATATTCTATGTTGAAACACAGGATTTTAACGGCGGAATAGTAACCCTTACAGCCTATGATAGATTGGCAGATATGGACAAACCATATACCGGAGATAAGAACGGTACAGCACAAGCGTTAGTTACAGCGCTTGCAACTAAATACTCGCTTGTGATTAAGAATAATTTTAATAATTATGATTTAGAAGTTAGCTTGCCTAGCAACAATACTATGGAATACACAGACAGGGAAATACTTGGCTATTTGGCGCAAATAACCTGCAATTATGCATATATTGATGTTAATGGTTACTTGGTTCTTGCATGGTATGGAGATACAGAACAGTACGCATTTGTCGATGCTGGGAAATTTAAAAATCCTAGCAAAGATATAATTAGTGCTGGCGATGTGAAAGATATGGCAACAAGAGATATTATTAGTGCCGGCTTATTTAGTGAAATCAATAGCCTACACCTTATAGATACAGTGTTCAGCACAAGCAGCGTTGGCATTTCAGATGTGCTTATCACTGGAATTACTGTGGTAGATAACGAGAATAACGAATACAATGCCGGTAGCAAAGGGTATGTCCTCAAGATTGAAAATAATCCATTTGTTAATGCAAACAACGGACAAAACATAGCAGACAGGGTATGGAATGTTGCACAATTGACAAGATTTCGACCTATGAGAGTAAGCATATTACCTAATCCTTTGCTAGATATTGGGGATTGCATATATGTCCAAATCAAAGACAATTACTATGAAACTGTAGTAACCAATATTGATTTTGCAATAGGAAGCTATACAGAATTAAACATTGATGCAGAATCACCAAGTAAAAATGCCAGCTATACAAGTCAAATAAGTGCGGCGGTAAAAAAAGCAATAAATCAATCTGCTAATCAAACAAGTGCTTTGTCAAGCCAATTTGCTAATTTGATTACGCAGTCGTTAGGAATGTATGAAATTCATGACACACAAGCAGATGGTAGCGCGATAACATACCTCACTAGCAAGCCAACATTGGCAGAAAGTATTGGTGGAACAGTATGGCGTATGGCACTAAATATATTCACAGTCACAAATAACTATCAAGGCGAAGCTACGGTGTGGGAAAGTGGCTTTGACAGTCAGGGCAATTTGAAAGCAAATGTATTAGAAGTTGTTGGAATTAGCTTTGACTGGGCGAAAGGTGGCAAATTGCAACTTGGAAATAAAAATAATGCAGACGGAGAGATGAAAGTATATGACGCAAACGGAAATCTAATAGGAAGCTGGGATAATAATGGTGTATATCTGTATGGAAATTTAATGACAACCAAACTGGCAGATGGCGAAATTGCCGTTAAAGGAACTGACGATGCAAAAAAATTATCTCGTTCACTTATACAAGGTCATATAATTCAAGTTGAAACATTTGATTCAAATCAGCGTACCCAAATTGGTACAGGCGGTTTATACACAACAGGATTTATTAGTGCAGGAAATAGCAAAAACTTGGCTAAAACTGATGATGCAATACGTGCACAATCTGGCAGAATAAGAGCGGAAAATGGAGATATATGTACCGGAAATGGAGATATATATACCGACAATGGCAGAATTATAGTAAACGGCAATGATGTAGTTGCTAGCGGTTATGGCAAAATAAAGTTAACTCCAGTAGGTACTTCATCAGGTTATACTGGTGTGCGAGTATATCTAGATGATGTGGCATTGGGGATATTACATTTTAGTTAGGAGGTGGTTTAAAATGCCGATATCAACAGAAAACAAGCGTATGCAACAGCTTACAGGCAGATTTGCAGACCTTAATACAAGTAATATGTTAGTAGGAGAATTTGCCGTTCCAAACGACCATAATCCAGTCATCAAAATGGACAACGGCAAAATAAGGGAAATTCCTCTGCTTTCCGACATGGATTCATATGAAAATAAAATACAAGAAGTTAATGATGCAATGACTAAACTCAACAATGAGTATGAATCAACTAAAAACCAGCTTGTTGCAGCAACTAAAGCAAATGCTGATAGTGCTGCAAAAAGCGCAGCCGCAGCAGCAACAAGCGAAACTAATGCAAATGCATACAAGAATAATGCGGCAAGTAGTGCCACTGCAGCCGCATCATCAGCCGGCAGTGCCAGTACCTACAAAGACAATGCTAAAACATATATGGACAATGCAAATGCATACGCTAAAGAAGCTAAGACGGCAGCATCTTCCATAACAGGAGCATTAAAGCCAAAGGGGACTGTTACATTTGCTAATTTACCAACGCTAAGCACCGTGGAAGCTGGAGCAATGTACAATATAAGCACAGCTTTTACTTCAAATGCCAATTTTAAAGATGGCGGAAATATTACATATCCGGCAGGAACTAATGTGTATAAGACAGAAGACGGCATGTGGGATTGCTTAGCTGGCGAATTGGGCGATTATCTCATGAAGGATGACATTGATACGGCAGTAGAAGAGTCTATGCCAGATTACACGGCAAGTACGCAGTTAACAGAATTGGTTTCAGGAGAAAAATTAAGCACGGCGTTAGGAAAGATAAAGACAGCTGTTAAGAATGTAATATCCTTAGTTAAGCTGCTTGGAACAACCGATATTAGCAAAATTGGCAATGGAACTGTCACTGGGGCAATAAGTTCACTAAACTCCAATTTAGACGATTATAAGTGGACTAACTGGATACATGTTGGAACTGTATGTGGCATAGAATTAAGATATAGATATAATGAATTTCAATGTTCATTGTCTTATAGTGGAACAATATCTAACATAATTACAGCTTATTCACAAGGATATTTCTGGAATAATTTCCCCGAAGCATTGATGCCTACAATGAATATATTAGTGCCAATTGTTTCGAATCAAGATGGATTATGTTTGAGATGTTATCCATTTGAATCTAAAAAATGGTATTTAGCTTCAATGAAAAGTGATATAACCAATACAGTAGACACTTATATATGCGGAGAATATACATATGCACATATATAACTTATAGAGCATAAATACTTATCCACGGCTTAGATATGGTAATCCCATCGAAATTACACCCAAAATCGTTTAAAAACAAAGCATTATACTGAACTGAATACGTTATTCTTCCCCATGAATAATAAGCAGCTCGTGAATACATATTTGCTACATAATGTCTGTCATCGCTCTGATCTAGCGGTATGATTAATGGAGGGGCTGCCAGTCCTATCGGCTGAAAAACGGCTTTATCTTCATATACAACCAGCAGAGTAGAAACGTCTGTTGGTATAGTGAATGTTAAGACATCGGGTTCGCCATTATTAGCTTTCATGTATCCTATATATTTCCAATGACTTAATTTGTTATTTATATTGGAGTTTATTTGCAGAATGAAAATAAGAAGCAAGGCATTGACAAAAATTACAGAAAAAGATGTAAGGTATTTTCTTATCGAACATGACGAACTACAAGAAGCAATTCGTAAGGTTGACAGTGCCACATAACATTAACAATATAATATTTGCAATCAAGCACCTTAGTGAAAACACTGGGGTGCTTTTTTGATACACATTTTTCTAAAATTAGGAGGTAAATTTATGAGTAAATTATTCGGAATTGACACATCAAGGTGGCAAGGAGACTTTGATTTCAAAGGTGCAAAAGATAATGAGGGTGTAGACTTTGCTATTATCAAGGCAGGCGGTGCTGATGATGGCTTATACGAAGATAGAGAGTTTGAGAACAGCTATAACAAGTTGGAAAGTGCAGGAATCCACAAAGGAGCCTATTTCTTTGGTAATGCATTAAGTGCTGATGAAGCTGTAAATGAAGCTAGATATTTTGCACAGCTTTTAGCAGGCAAATCATTCTGCTATCCAGTATTCTATGATGTTGAAGCAGGCATGGTTACTGGCAACGACCTTACAGACATTATTATGGCATTCCTTGATGAAATGAGAAATGCAGGATATAAGAATGTCGGCTTATACTCATATGAGAACTGCATTAACAATTATGTAGATATTTCGAGAGTAAAAGAAACTGGTTATGCCGTTTGGGTAGCAAAGTATTCAGATGCAGAACCTAGAATTGCCGTTGATTATGACATGTGGCAGTTTGGCGGAAGCGTTAATTATCTTAGAGACACACAGATTAACGGACAGACAGTAGACCAGAACTATTGTTACACTGATTATTGTACAGACCATGTCGTTGAAGAAATCACAGTGCCAGACTATGAGCCAGTACCAGACACTAAATACCATAAGGGCGATACAGTTAAGGTTATTAACGCTATCCAGTACGATAATGGCAAGCCATTCAGCACTTACTATGATGAGTACAGTGTCTTATCGGCTAGTGGCAGAAGAGTTGTTATCGGGGTTGACGGCGTAACTACTGCTGCTATTGATGAGGATAACATCAGTCTTGTTAAGTGCATTTATGACAATGAAAATGATGTCAACACAGATACAGTAAGTCGTGGCAACGGCAAGAAAGTTAGAGTGCTTGATAACATTGATTATGACGGTGCCAGATTCACGACATATTATGATGAATATGATGTGATTGAAGAGGACGGAGACAGAATTGTTATAGGTATCGGTACAACAATCACAGCCGCTGTCAATATTGCTAATCTTGAATTTGTCTGCGGTGCAAGTTCTGATGATACACCTACAGATATCCCATTCAGTGAAGATATTGAAGAGGGTAGCACAGTGAGATTTGTTGGCGATACTGATTATGATGGCACACCTATTAAGGCTTGGTATGACGAGTATACAGTATCAGAAAGAAGCGGAGACAGAGTTGTGCTTGTACATGGCGGAGAATTATTCGCAGCGGTCAATGTAGCTGATTGCGAATTAGTCTAACCTTAATAAAAATACCGGGAGTGCAATGCTCCCGGTAATATTTTAATTATTCAAATCTATCATAACAGCCATAACAGCAGGAATGGTTATTATAGTTCCGTTTGTTTTCTTAAATTCCATACCACCCTCAAGAAGCGTTCCATACATTGTCACATTATCGCCAACAAGCAAATTATAATCAAAATCGTCTCTATAATATGTCAAAACAACAGTATCATCATTATTGCCATCAACAGCTAAATAATAGCAAGCAATATATTCACTGGATTCTTCGCCAGTATGCGTATTTCCATCTTTATCTTCAACCTCTCCATCATATTTTAATTCTGCTACAATATTACCTGTCAGCTTAAATTCTTTATCAATATATTTATTAGGCGTACGCTTGAGCATTTCAACAGTTATATTATCAGGGTATACACTCTTGTCTCTTGATAATAATGTTTCTTGTTCTGTCTGGACTTCACTGGTGCTTTCAACATTACTATCAGAAGCACCATTCTGACACGCTACAAGGCTCAATAAGCACATAACAAGCATAACGCTTACAATTCTCTTTTTCATAGGTAAATCCCTTTATTTTCTTTCTTTTAACATTTTCTTAAATGATTCTCGGCGTTCTTTTACATTTTCAAGCCATTTAGATTGAGAATCTGACGATACTAGCTTATTATCTGAAAGTGAAAGTGATATTTCAACGCTTGAAAAAGCGGCAGAAAGTGTTTTATCATCAGCTTGTTTTTCTGCCAAATTTGTTAAATTTTCCATTTTAGTGCTTGCTTCTTTTGCACTTAAAGTTCCATTTTCAAAATCATCAATAATTTTAATTGCACTACTTATCATTTCTCTATCGTTCTTAGAGTATTTATATCCATTAAACACTCCTAGATGAGCAAGCAGTGTTGCAACAATGATAACAAGAAAAATCATTGCAATAACTATACTTGACTTACTTATTTTTTGTTTCTCTTTCATAAGCAAATCCCCCTTAAATTTAATTTTACTAATCATATCACACTATGCATAATTTGTCGAATGTTGTCGAAACTTGCGATATCTTTAAGTTGATTTTTACATTATCAGTATTTATAATAATAATTGTCCGAGAGAGTTCGGGCAGAATCTTCAAGTTTCGGCTAGGTGGCACTGTTTGATTGGCGTTGGCAGTGTCACCGCTGAAAACTGTTAATCTACTGGGGGTAGGTTGACATGTAAGAACAGATGTTCTATAATAACACCATCGCTACCAGTGTTATATCGTGCAATAAGGGGGATATATGGAGAATGAGGAATACAGGCAGAAGATAATCAAATTAATAGATAATTGTAGCAATAACAATTTTTTAAAATTTGTATATGAATTAATTTTATCTTTCAAAAAGAAATGGGGCGTTTAACGCCCCTCTTTCTCATACCAATAGGCTATATTGTCAAATATAGTTTGCTGGTGTTCTTTATTGAGCTTTATCAATTTCTTAACACTATCCAACAATTCTTTATCTGACATTAAGTCGGGAATGATATCAGCATTATCAGTAGATAAATTATCTTCCCACCCCATTAAATATGATGGAGAAATATCAAGAATCTGTGCAGCAACCTGAATTTTATCACTTGGAATGTTTGTTACTGCGTTGTTTTCATACTTATATAATGTCTGCTTAGAAACGCCCATCCTCTTAGCTAACTCTACTTGCGACATTTTATTAAGTTCTCTTTGTTCCTTAATTCTGTCTCCAACAGTTTTAATCATTAGTGTTTCCTCCTTTCCTATCGGTAACTTGATTATAGCACAAAAAAGTTACAAGTCAAGAAAAAAATAACTTGACAAGTTACTTTTGCGGTGTATAATAAGAGTAACTTCAAAAGTTACGAAGTTGGAAAGGAGATGAGAAGATGGTTGATACAAATAAGCTTCGTGGGATTATAGCTGAAAACGGAAAAACGCAGACAGAAGTTGCACAAATGATAGGTGTAACACCCAAGACTTTCTATTTACGAATGCACAAGGGCGTTTTTGGCAGCAATGAGATTCAGATTATGATTGATAATTTGAATATTGAAAATCCTATGGAAATTTTTTTTGCAAAGAAAGTAACTTTATAAGTTACCACAAAGCACATAAGAATTAGAATTTTTGATATTGATGCAATAGAAAAGTGATGGTAGCGGTAAATAGTTACAAATCTCTTATAATGTAGTATTCATTGGTTCTTCAAAACAGGAGTGGTGTCCTGCTTGCATCGAGTGTGAATTACCTACCGATTGGCAGTTTTGTCTTTAGCATATTTGTTTAATTCTATTGATATAGAAATAAGAGCGTACAGGGTGCAGAAGTCTACGCCGCAGAAGTATGAGCCAACCACTGATACGCACAATGCTATGACAGTATCCATACAATCTCCTTTCGGAAAGTGTCTACCATCACTTCTCTATTGTATCAATAAATATAAAGTTCTACAAGTTACAGCAGATAGGAATGAGCAGAATTGCTCAAATGCACCTTAAAAGGTCAAAATATATCACACACAAATACAAAAGGAAAGGAATGTGTTTATGGAGCTACAGATTTTTAGCAATTCAGAGTTTGGGGAAATCCGAACTATTACTAAAGATAATGAGCCTATGTTTTGTCTGGCTGATGTATGCAAAGCATTGGAAATATCAAATGTAGGAAATGTTAAGCAGAGGTTATCTGAAAAGGGTATCCATACTGCGGACACCCTTACAAAGGGCGGAATGCAGAAAATGACATTTATTAGCGAGGCTAATCTTTACAAGACAATCTTTCAGAGCCGTAAAGAAAGTGCAGAGAGATTTACAGAATGGGTTACATCAGAAGTTCTTCCGTCAATCAGAAAGACAGGAAGTTACAGTAAGCCTTTGACAACATCTGAACAGATTAGATTATTGGCACAGGGAAACACAGAACTCACAGAGAGAGTTGATAAGGTTGAAGATAAGATAACCAGTATCGAAGAAGAAACTCCGCTTTACGGCTGTGAGATTGAAGAAGTGCAGAAACATGTTAGAAAGAAAGGAATTGAAGTACTTGGCGGAAAGGACAGCAATGCGTACAAAGACGGTGGTATTCGCGGTTCAGTATATTCTGATATATACAAGCAGTTAAAACGCGAATTCGGGTGCGTGGCGACATACAAGAGTATTAAAAGAAAATACTTGGCTGATGTACACGAATTCATCGACACCTATTTGTTGCCAATAGCACTTGCTGAAGTGGTACATGATACAAACATGTAGGAGAAGATATGAAAGAAAAGATAATTAACATATTCACAACACTGGCAGGAATCAGCCTTATAGCGTTGATTCTAAGACCGGTACAACCGCAAGCTAAGATTAATCAGCAGAGTGCAGTGTTAAGTGAATGCTACAACTCGCATGCTGATTATAAGGTTGAAACTGGAGAGATAAGTGTTGATGAATATGAGTTGTCGCTTATGGCACATTTACTGATGGGCGAATGCGGAGCGACATGCAACGATGATGAAATGCTATATCTTGCAGGAGCCGTTGTTTTGAATCGGGTACAAAGTGAGTATTTCCCTAACAGCATTGAAGAAGTTATATATCAGTCAGGGCAATATCAATGTACAGAACTTAAAAACAGCGGATTCTATAAAGAACCAACAGAAAGGTGTTGGAGAATAGCAGAAGAATTATTAATAAGCGGATATGACATACCTAGCAATGTGTTGTATCAAGCTGAATTTAAACAAGGTAGCGGTGTTTATAAGAAAGTGCAGAATATGTACTTTTGCTACAAGTAAGGAGTGTTTATGGAAGCAAGGATAAGAGAAGAAATGTTCAACTTAGGTATTCTCTCTAATAAAAGAGGTTACATTTACATAATCGAAGCTGTTAAACGCTTTGGAAATTTTACATCAATGGAAAATATTTACAACAGTATTGCTAAGGCAACAAATAGATCGCCAGCATCTATTGAAAGGTCAATCAGAACAGCCATTAAATCGGCTGACCATGATTTATCAGCGTGGAAGAATTATGACTGTCTTACAGCGAGAGGATTTATTACAACAATGTATTACAGATGTAAGGAGGATGCCAATGAGTAGCATAAAAAGAATTATAAAACTTAACAGAAACAGGCAGAGAGCTATAAGAGAAAAGGATTTTAGAAAATTCTATACTTTCAGTTGCAAAATCCATCTGATTGAAAGAATGGATAAAGTACCAATAGGAAGTTACATATTAAAGTAAGGAGAGAAAGAAATGGAAAATGCAATTAATAACAACAATATCACATTAGTAGGAGTAGTTGAGAGAGAGCCAGAATACTCACATGAAGTATTTGGAGAGGGATATTACATATTCATAATTAAGTGTTCGAGGACAAGCGGCAACAAAGATGTGTTACCAGTGATGATATCAGACAGACTTGTTGATATCAGAGAAATCAAAGTAGGACAGGTTGTCACAGTTTCAGGGCAGATAAGGAGCTTCAACAGGCATATTGATGATGTGAAGAGCAAGCTGATTTTATCTGTATTCGCAAGAGAGTTTGAAGTGCTGGCGCAGGATCCAGAAGAACTACCATTCGAAAATAATACCAACATGGTCATACTTGACGGTTATATCTGCAAACCGCCTATATACAGATGTACTCCAAAGGGTAGAGAGGTTGCAGATATCTTAGTAGCAGTAAACAGACCATATGGCAAATCAGATTACATACCATGTATAGCATGGGGAAGAAATGCGAGATTTACAGGTGGGCTTGAAGTTGGAGAACATATCCAGATCCAGGGAAGATTCCAGAGCCGTGAATACACTAAGAAGATAAGTGATATTGAAGTCGAGACAAGAATAGCTTACGAAGTATCAGTAAGCAGAATTGATTACGCAGAGGAGGGCGAAGCCGATGAGCAGTGATATTACAGTTAGAGAATTAGCTGATATGGCCCTTGATGAATATGCAACATGCCAGATATGGACGCCATTACGCGGAACTGTATTTAATGGCTCATTTGAAGAAGCTAAGGCTTCGGATTACGCAGATATAATAGTTGACAACTTTCAGGTTGAAGATGGCGTATTTGTAATGAATGTTTAATTAATAAGGAAAGGATATTGTTTATGAGAGCAGCTTTAAAAAGGGTAGTACTTGAAAACTTTATGTGCTATGCACATGCAGAATTTGATTTTTACGCCATTACAAAGATTATGGCTAAGAATGGCAAGGGTAAGTCAACTATTGCCACAGCTTATCTGTGGTGCTTATTCAACTGCGATTATGAATTAAAGGATAATCCGGTTGTCAGACGAGAGATTGACGGAAAATCCGTTGATGATATGGACACAAGCGTTGAACTTACACTTGATGTTGACGGAAAAGAAATAACTATGAAGAAAGTACAGAAGCGTACCTATGAAGAAGTAATAAAGGATGGAGTTGTTATAACAACTGTAAAAGACCCTAATTCATATTATATCAACAGCGTTTCAAAGACATTAAAGGCATTCAACGAATATCTTGATGTTAATATGAACATTTTCAAAATGTGTAGCAATATCAATGTATTTCTTACGCAGAAGCCAAAGGAAATGAGAGAATATCTTTTCAGTTTAGTAAAGAAAACAACCGACCTTGATATGGCAAAGTCTAAAAGCGAACTTGCCGAATTGGTACCACTTCTTGAAAAATACACATGCGAAGAAATACGTGCTATGAACAATGAAATCAAAAAAGATGTTGATGATAATGCCAAAAAGTTGAACGGGCAGATCGAGGAGAAAGAGCGTGATGTGCAGCTTAAACAGGCTATTGAAGTATCTGACCTTGAATTACAGAAGAACAGCCTTAAAGAACAGATTGAGGACTGTATAGCAAAGCAGACCGACAATGACAAGCTGATAGCTGAATATGACAAGGCTAGTTCGGATGTCCTTAATCTTAAGTTTGAACTTAGTGATATGAGCCGTAAAGCCAATGAGGACAATGTTAAGGCTAGGAGAAATCTTGAATCACAGATTAGCAACCTTAATTATGTGATTGATGATGGAAAGAAGTCTGTTAGAAATGAAGAAGAAATTGTCGGATTTAACAAAGAGAAGATAGAAGAGTATCAAAGAACACTCGATGTCAGCAGAGAAGAATGGAAAACTGAAAAAGAGCGTGCTTTTGACGAAAACAGCCTTATTTGCCCTTGTTGCAAACAGGAATACCCAGAGGATAAGAAAGAGGAATTAAGGGCAGATTTTAAGGCACACAAAGAAGCTGAACTTAACAGGATTACCAGCAAAGGAAATACAGCTAAGAAAATGCTTGATGAAGCCAAAGGATTGTTAGTTGAAGCTGAACAGGAACTGACCGACAGAAAGCAGAAGTTGGAAAAGCATTTAGTTGATTTGACAGACCTTAAAAAACAGTTATCCGAACTTCCACAGGAGATTGATGTATCAGCCACCGAGGAATACAAGGCACTTGAACAGAAGATTGCCGAAAAGGAACAGGCTATGCACAAGGCTAATGATATTTCAGCAGTTAAGGCAGAATTAAAGGCACAGGAAACAGCTTTAAGGCAGCAGTTAGCAGAATGTGAAAGCCAGATTGCAAAGTCTGATACGACAGCAGACGAACAGCGACTTGAAGAATTAAAGCAGACAAGGATTGATTCTGAACAGAATAAGGCTAATGCAGAGAAAATCCTTGATTTACTTGATGAATTAGACAAAGCAAAGAACGAAGCCTTGACAGAAGCAGTAAACAGCCATTTTGGGTTAGTTAAGTGGCAGCTGTTTGAGTATGCTAAAAATGGCAATTACAAGAGTTGTTGCATACCCACTGTTGACGGAAAGAGCATTTTAACAACTATGTCTAACAAGGGCAATCGCATTTTAGGCAGGGTTGATATTTGCAATTCTATCCAGAAGATTAGCGGCATATCGGTGCCTATTGTTTTAGATGATTCTGAAAGCCTTAGTACGGACAATCAGAAGAAAGTTTCTGAAATGGTAGATAGCCAGTTGATTATGCTGATTGTTAATGATAGCGAGAAATTAGAGATTGTGGAGGGATAAGCACTATGAATGATAGATATGTTGTAGAGCGCGAATTTGAACACGTAGGATACAAATGCGTTGTCATATTCGGAAGTCTCGGGCACAGATGCGGTTATGTCGGCATTCCAAAGAATCATCCATTATATGGAAAGGATTACAGTGATTACCTTGAAATCAAGAAAGCTGATGTCGGAGACAGAGAAGTAAGTGGGGTTCTTCCTTTGCTTGGTGCTTGGCTAGACGAAGATGAAAGAATCCGCATTGAAGCATATTTTCAGTGTCACGGTGGCATTACATATGCAGGTGGTGGAGAGCATTCAAGTTATCCAATCGAGAGTGATTTGTGGTGGTTCGGATTTGATTGCGGACATGCGGGAGATAAGTCGGATTTGGATTATGCGATGCAGAAGTTTCCGAGCCATAGAAAAGAGTATCAACTACAAAAAATGGTTGAAAGTAAATATCCGATTGATGATGTTATCCGCACCGAAGAATATGTTGCAGATGAGTGTAAGAAGTTAGTGGAACAGTTAAAAGAGTTTGAAAAAAGTGAGGAAAGATGATGGGTGTAAAAGGATATAAAGCATTTAATAAAGGAATGATATGCAGAGGTAAGCAGTACAAAGAGAATGCTACTTATGAAGAAAACGGAAATGAAATATGCGAAGCAGGCGTAATGCATTTCTGCGAAAACCCATTTGATGTGCTGAATTATTATCCGCTTGTTGATGAAAATGGTGGCATTTCAGATTTTGCAGATGTTGAAGCTATTGGAGATATTTATAAAGAAAAGGATAAAACAGCCACAAATAAGCTACATATTGGTGCAAAACTTGGACTTAAAGGATTCATCAAGGCTTGCGTAGATTTTACTATTGAAAAGACAAGAATTGAGCCTGCGAAAGATAACGAAACTGATAGTGGTGGATATTACGCACAGATAGGTTCAAGTGGATATTACGCACAGATAGGTTCAAGTGGAGATTACGCACAGATAGGTTCAAGTGGAGATTACGCACAGATAGGTTCAAGTGGA